CTAGAAAGAGATTTCTAGGTTCTTGTCATTTAACACGCATCTCTTTACAGTGCGACGAATAAGCTCGTTTTTTTCTTTATATGCCATGTCGTCGAAATTGTCAAGTAAGTAACAGATATTTTTGTATATTTCTTCTCGTTCTTCTGTTTCTGATCGCTCTTTATTGTCCCGCAATTCCTCAAGTTGTAACTGGTTTTTGAGAGTATTAAGTTTTTTATCAAGATTCTCTATTTGCTGGACAATATACTTTGCAGCCGTTGAGGTCACATTTTCTTGGAGCTGGCGGGTCAGGTTCTCAAGTGCTGATTCGGTAGAGCGGATATCCTTTTTAAGGGCATTGATATCGGTAACACTGTGCTGATTATGCTGCGGATGCACAAATTCCTCATCAATTCGAATTGCTTTCAGCTTATCTATAAAAATATTGTCGATGGTATCAATTTTCACAAAATCAGCGTCACAATAATTTATTCCTTCTCTGTCCCTGGCAGGACAAAAATAGTAAGCAAACATTCTCTGATTTTTTATATACACACGGTTCTGCATAGTCCTTCCACATCTACATTTTAAGATTCCCCTCAGGATCCCGACCTCATGTTTTAGTGTACGGACTTGCTTATTTTGTCCGAGGCGTTCTTGTACAGCTATCCAATCATTTGCAGGAATAACATAATCATGGATGCCCAGGGCTATGATCCATCTATCCATACCTAATTTCTTCTTGTTTTCCGTTCCCTGTGTTCGTCCATATCCGATAAGCCCCTTTGTCCCGTCAAAAAGTCTTTTATCCGGGAGAGTGCAGCCCTTGCCATGTAAGTAATAAAATGCCTGCAAATCAGCCTGGCAGTATACAGGATTCGTCAAAATTCCATATATCTGAGAGGTATTTAAAAACTTTCCTGTCTCACTGGTAATATTATGATCTCGGCAGTATCTCTCTACCCGGGTGATAGGATACCCTTCCAGGATCAGTTGGTATAGCAACTTTACGCGGCCTATGGTTTCCTGGTTGACGATCAGGTAAGAGTGCTCTTTCCCGTCTACTTTCTTCCGGATCGAGGTCATACCGGAAGGAAGGTGCCCGCCAGTCCATTTTCCAGAGGCTCCTAACTGCTTCATATTATCGCCTACGCGCTCTGACGTGTTCTCACGCTCAAGCTGAGCGAAGGCAGCCAGAATATACATTACTGTGCGGCCGATCGGTGTGGAAGTGTCAAAAGACTCTTTCACAGAGACGAAAGAAACGTCATGATCCTGCATGGTATCGTACATAGCGGAGAACTCTTTTACATTACGGCTGATTCGGTCAAGTTTATATACCATTACGACATCCAACTTATTCGCCTTCACGTCCTGCATCAACTGCTGGAAAGATGGGCGATTCGTATTCTTTCCAGAAAAGCCCTCATCCTGATCATATATGAAAAACTCTAATTCTTCACCGCGGAAGATGATCCCAGCATAATCTTTACACATTTTTATCTGCACAGCAACTGAGTCGCTGTTATCCCGGTACACTGATTTTCTTGGATAGATCCCTATTTTCATATCACATTCCTCCATATTGCATTGTATTAATTTAGGGTATAAAAAATACACCCTATACAGGTGCAGAGAGTTTGTGATATAATCTATCTGCGGGATAGTTATATCGGCTGTTCTGCAGCCTGTATAGCATCTAATAAAGCCGTTCCTGTTGGCGCAGGGGCGGTTTTTATTTACTTTTTGCAATATCTAGTTCGACTATACCGATAAAAGCAATGGTAATAATACATATGGTTACTGATGCTCCATTTACTGCTAACAAGGCAGAAAACAAAAGTGCTAAAATAAACAATATTCTGGTAACTTTTGCTGCTGAATGCACTCCAATGCTTATAAATGCTAATATACCACCCGAAAAACAACTTAAAGCATATAGAAATTGCCATATATTGCCGGTGATTCCGCCATCAACCGATAGAATGGTAATAATAATTAAAAGAGCATAACAAATGGATATTATACCAGCCAAAATAGGTAAGACGATAATTCTTTTACTCTCAGTTGAAGATGCTGAATTAATAGGAGTATTTTGCGCTGTCGCTGAATTCTCAGCCCAATGTGCACCGCAATTATTACATTTATATGACATATTTTCACGATATTGCTTTTTGGTCATAGGACTTACAGTACCAAACATTGCAATTTCGGATACTTTTTTATATGTTGGTATATCATTTTCAACATATATATTTGTTGATTCACAAATAGGACATTTTAAACCCTTACGACCAGTATATCCAGTTTCTGTATATTCTTCAGAACGTTCCACCCTTTCTTCTGAATACTTTTCCTGAGCAATTTGATCCAATAACGGATATCCACAATCAGGACAAAAATGTGCTTTATCACTTATTTCTTTACCACATTCTGGGCATTTAATTAATGCCATATGATCCCTCCCTCTATCTGTACCTAAACACCACAAATCATTCCTTATGTAAATGGATAAAATCATAAAAATTACTTTTAAGGATTTTATCCAGATATGTTTTTTTATCAATCCAAGACTTTTTCAAATAGCGGCTTTTTTTGCGCGCTTTATCAAAGGGAATATTGCAACTTTTCATAATCTCTTCTGCAGAGTTGATACCTATTTCGTTCAGGATCGCATCAGGTGCAGTGAAATAATAGGAAAATGTTTCCGTGTAATCTCCATCATTACAATAAATTTGAATTGCATAGTCAACGGAAGCTAGATTTAACTCAAGTAGGGCTAGTAGACATGTTAACTCCCATCGTATAACTGGCTCAGAATTGAAATCATTATAAAAAGCGTAATACTTGTTAATCTCTTTATCATATATAAGGGTTCCATATTGTCCAAATACCCAGGTATATGTTTGCTTATCCCAGTTATCGTAAGTCTGGAAAAGTTTTGAGTCATATAACAAAACATCTTCTCTGGTCTTAAAAATCTGAAATATATCAACGGGTAGTACTGAAACTTTGGAATTCAATAATGCATCATACGCTGATAGTTTAATGAGCTGCTTACTTATCTCCTTTTCTGAATTGAATGAAAACATATTTTTATCCTCCGCAGTAGTAGTTCTAAGAATATAGTACCACTACAATTGGTGGATATTTACAGCCAATATTTTCCAGTTATTTTTGCTTTTGATTATGATTTTTATTACCAAGAAGAGTCTTTCCGATATTACGTGCTCTTACGCCTTCTGATGATAAGGTTTGTATTTTAGCCGGATCAGAAAGTTCAACCTTGCCAAGCACTTTACCGATACATTCGATATTTTCACTGCCTGAAATAATATCATATTTAGGATTATGTGATATAAGCCCATCTTCGCCAACCTCTTTTATAAAGCATTCGTTGTTAATCATAAAGATTCCGATATCACCGATCTCTAAAACCTGCATCTTTTCCACGTAAACTTTTTCTCCATCATAATAAGTTGGCTCCATGCTATCTCCATTTACGCCGATGACAAAATCAGCCCTTTGTGACAATTCATTAACCGGAACTTCTATTGTATCGGTCGGCAAATCTTCAAAGATATATTCACCTGTTCCAGCAGATGCAAGGTTATGGTAATACGTCATGAAGTATGTCGGGTACTCTATTATGGAATGTCCGTCTTTATAAGCATTGTTTATCTGCTGTACACGGATGGTTTCCATATCAAGTATATATGATACTGTTTCTTGCCCGTGAGGGTCTAGGGATCGGTATTTTTTTATGTGTTCCATTTCCTCGTATCTCACCTCGAAACCAGAAGATTTTCCGTAATTAGGGTCTGTGATTTCATCCAAGATCCAATAATCTAAAGAAGTATTGAAAAAATCATTTAATTTACGTAAAGTGGTAAGTTTGAGACCCTCATAACCTTTTTTGTACCATGCATCTATAGTCGTATATGGAATACCACATTTTTGTGAAAGAGTTCTTTTGTTGAGTCCGTATTTGTTCATTAAAAAATCTAATTTTTCTAGGAAATTCATTTTATCACCTCTATTCTAATTGAAGATTACCATATAAAGTTAATAAATGCAATAAAAAAATACAAGTACTCGTAAAAAAGTATTGACATAGTTCAAGTACACGTATATAATAAACTCAAGAATTACGACTGGTCGTAAATGAAAGGAGGAAAAAGATTTGTTGCAAAATTTAAAAAGAGCACTGGATATAAAGGGAATTACGTTGACAGCTTATGCGTCTGTGTTGGGAGTCTCTCAAAAAACCTTATGGAATAAAATCAATGAGGAAACACCTTTTACTTATCCAGAAGTTAAGACGACAATGCGTGAATTGCTTCCCGAATATAATAGTGAATATCTGTTCAAATCAGATAAATCAGACAAGCCAGATGAACAGGAGGAGATGAAATGCAGTTTTTAAAAAAGGGAGATAAAACGGTGTTGCTTGATAAGAATGAAGTTTACACCTTGGAAAGAGCAGTAGACACTTTGGCGATGTCGGTTTTTGAAGATTATATCGCGTTAAAGAGAGATGAACCTAATAGCAATAATGAAAAAGTTACTGAAGAGAGAATAATGTTGGCTATGGATGTATTGAATTCATTATCAGGTGCATTGTCCGCTACAAATAGTGAAACAAGATGAATTCCAAAGGGAGGAGAAATAGGTGAAAGTCAAAGAAGAAAAAACAAAAGATTTAAGAGCTAAATGTAACAATATTTTTTACGATAAAGACAGCAGGAAAGAAATCGAAGAAGCTATTACTAAAAAAGCGGTAGAACTTAAAGGGGCAAGTGAAGCGAGTGTATTAAGAGTTTATGATGTTTTGGCTTTACAAATGAATGAACTCCAAAGACTTAACAGAACAATGGAGTCCATATATGAAATTATTCGGAGGGTTGAATAAAACCAATAGTCCTTTTGGGCCGATCTGCTTCTTTTTCAATAGATGTAAGCAAAAAGTTTAATTGGCTGACATGTTGGACGAGATTAGACATTTTTCCATTGACATAACCTTTAAAAATCATAATAACAGATTCTTCATAACTTATTTCAGTTACTTGCATTATTATAGATTGCCCAAAGTTTGTTAATAATAGACCAATTTCATGATCGGCATCAAGTGTTTCTTCAAAATCACGAATATACTTTTTTAATATTTCAAACTGGGTATCTGAATAGGAGTATGCAATTGGAAGAGGACCTATTTCTGGAATGTTTAAGTTTTCTAAGTTAAACATGGTGTTAATTCTCCTTTCACTAATAGTTGGCAGTGGCAGATGCAAGTATTTAAAGTATAGGATATTTTAGGTCAAAAGACAAGAAAAGAAATATGTAAGACAAATTTCTTAAACCGCGGACGCCAGATGAATAGGAGAGAGGTGAGGAAAATAAAAGCTCCACATATTGAAATCAAAACAAATAACTGTCGGACAGAAGTATTTGTCGATGGGGAAAAATTGGATGGTGTAAGAAAAGTAAGTTTCGAGCGTAAAGCCGGAACAGCACCGATTTTACACATTGATTTAATTGCAACGGACATGACGATAGATGCGGTTATGATTCCGATATTGCCAGAAGTGTTTCGACCTTTTTACGAATCAAAAAAGCCATCCGAAGATGGCTCTAATGTTTAAAGGCTCTGTGGTGCAGATTTGATAATAGGACATTTGGATGAATCACATTTATCTCCATACATATTGTAATCACAATGCGCAATACCTTTTTCGTAGGATTTCTGGGAAAAATCCGATGTATCTATGTATTCAATGGAGATTGTGTAATCTTTGCCTTGTGCAGGACAGTAACCAGTGAATCGCTTTTGCATTTGATACACCCCCTTTCTTTAATAGGAGTGTATCACAGAATAAGAAAAATAGAAAGTTCCTTGGTGTGAATCCGTTGGACTATGCAGAAAATAACGTGAAATTTTATTTAGATATTCGATTAAATACATAATAGCCATCTACCGCACTACAAGCAGATGACTATTAGCAGTCCATTGTATACCATGAGATTGAAACAACATCCGGCGCTCAGAGGCACTCACACATATTCGCGACTATGTGTAACCGGACTTCTGTGACATAGGTAGTGCGTCACGTTGTGACAATTGCGATTCTTATGTGGTAGACACCCACAGCCCAAAGCAAACGCTTATCATAATAATTGGCGGTTACACCTTTTATTATTCATCATGGTGCTTGGATTCGACATTAAGAAAGCTATGAGCTTTTCCAAAATGTCAACCCCCTTTCGGAACGGGCTAATTAAATTACATCGAATATCTAAATAAATTTCAATATATTAACCAGAGGAAGTTATTTAGAAAGGACGGTGAAAGATGTATCCAATTTTGGAGAGATGTTTTCGAGCAGAAACGAGGATTACATATGAGCGCAGGAATGTTAGAGGAAGGAGAGTAGTGAAGAATGGCAAGACCAAGAGGAACAGATTCAGCAAGGGTTATTCAAGTGATTGAGACAAAGGCTAAACGGGGATTAGGAACAGAAAAAGACCCAGCACGTGAGGTTATACAATACTGGGACTTGGATGGGAATTTTCTTGCAGAAATGGACGAGAAAATGCTGATTCCCCAAATATATGCTGAATGTGATGCAATTAAGGATTCTATTTCGGAGATTGCAGGAGGTTAAGCGCTTCTCTGTAAGAAAGATCAGAATCTATAAGCGTTACAACTGCATTAATAAAAGATTTCATATGCTGTATATTATATTCTTCATGTTTGCGAATGTAATGCGTTTCGTCATTTCCGAGCCACGTAGAAGCAGTTGCAAGAGTTTGAAGTTTCTCATTCTTAATGTATTTTGAAATACATGGAGACAACAATTGCTTTTTGATGTCTTCTTTTTGTTCAGGATGAAGGAGAATCGCATAATCCTTAATGAGGAATTCAAGAGCCTTTCGGTAACCCAGACCTGTTATTTTATCAAGTCCTGTGGATTCAGCTATTTCAGCTTGAGTATATATTGAAACGAAATTTGGAGATAACTCATTTATTCCGTCCGAAAAACGTGTAATAGATTCTGAAACGGGATAAATCATAGTCATTACAGTTTGTTCAAGGTCATCACTAATAATATCGTATTCGGCATAAAAACACTGCTCACAGGCGGGACAGTAGAATATAGCATATATGCAATCACCCGATATATTAGAGTCTACATAAACCGCATATTCAGGCATGCCAGCATAGGATGTTTGACATCGTGGACATTTTGAGGGGCGTGCAATTTCCAGAGGAACGGGATACTGGTTGCATTTATTAGCATCATGGGCTCCAATTGATATTTTCATAAGTTTTTCCTTTCATCATTTGTTAGGAAGATTATACCAAATATTTACATCTGTAACAACCAAAACGTACAAGCATAAACAGCAACTTAGACAACCAGTATCTCATATACATTAACAGGAGGTGGCGTGTATATGGCTAAAAATGAAAAGGAGTATACCTGCACAGTCGAATACACCGAAGGCTGTGAACAGCGGCTAACCGAGGCGCTGGTAGGCATATATTACCAGCGGAAAAGAGACAAGGAACTTGAAAATGTGACTGATGATAAAACCGCTTAGGCGGTATATTGGAGGACAAGCCTATGGTCAAAAAGAAGTTTAAGGAACGTTACAGGTACATCCAGGGCCAAGTCAAAGAGTGGCGCCGGGAGGGGGCAGACGATTTTGAAGTTACATGTCATCTGATCATATGCGTCACTGCCTGCGCGGGCACTGAATACGCATTGACTTACACAGAGGAACAATTAAAACAGATATTTGATCTGCGATATTGGGAGGGGTGGAATGATGAAACACAGACAGCGTGACCGCCTGATGACGATACGGGACTGGTGCTACGTAGGAGTGGCACTGGCAGTATTGTTCCTGATCGGGGTAGCAACAGTGTAGACCAGAAAAAGAAAGGAAAAACAAGTGAAAACAATAACAAAAACAATTGTATTAACGATGATGGCAGGGGTGTTATTGACTGGATGCACAGAAGCAGACAGGGTATCAAGTAATCTGTCAAAGGAAGCTGATAACTTCAATGATATTCGACAGATAACAGTAATCAATTGCTTACAAGGAGATGTACTATTTCAGATGACGGGCAAAATGTCAATAACTGCAGACACAGGCGATAACCAATTAGAGGTTGTTGTTGAAGATGAAAACGGAAACTATAAGAAACACTTCATCGGACTAAGTGACAATGTTACCTATGTGGTTGAAGACATTACAAGTAAAGATGTTGAAAAATATAAATATACTTTGAATTTTAACCCTAACATGTGGATTCCAGTAGAAATTGACACAATCGACTAATTAAGAAAAGGAGAACAATATGAAATTAGCACTGTTAAACACAAGCATCCTGACAACAGCAGGTGAGTACAGCCTTACGGACATTACACTGGATGAGGCGAGGGACCTGGTTAAAGGCAACCGCGATAACCTGAACTCAGCAATAGGACACGCTTCAACAGCGGATATCATGACAGCACTGCTCAGTGTAAAGATCCCAATAAACCGGCAGATGTTCATTCAGGAGGTCGGCCAGAGGGCACTTGTTTTTAAACTCAATGGCCGGCCGGAAGAAGGAAAAATTTTGACCGTGGAAGATATTGAGCAGATTGGATATAAGTTTCAGTTGCTTTACCGGATTAAATAAAAAAGAGCGCTTACATAAGCCCGGCAAGGCGTAAGCACTCAGAAAATTAATCAACATTATTATAGCAGATTCAGGGGGAAATGCAAGAATGAAACAGCCAAAAAAGTTGAGCCGTATTCAGAAAATGTTATTAAGTCGAAAAGGCTTGGATCCAGACGAATGGCGGTTGATACATGAATCTAAAACAGATCTGCAGTTGATCCACAAACTGACAGATGAAATAAAAACAATTCAAAAGTAGGAGGGCATAAGGTTGGCGACTGTAAAAATTAAGAGGTTAACTCTGACAGATTTTAAGGGGGTAAGGAAAGGGGAGTATGATTTTTCCAATAATACTAAAATTTTTGCGGCAAATGGTTTAGGGAAAACTACTATTGCAACCGCTTGGTATTGGCTGACCATGGACAAGGATTATGACTTAAAAAGTAATCCGAACGTCCGGCCGAATGGGATGGAAGAGTGTATTCCTCGGGTAGATGCGGTTCTTGATATTGATGGTAAAGAAATTACAGTAACAAAGCAGCAGAAAACAATTAAGAGCAAACCAGACAGCAAAGGTATTATCAAAGTTACATCTTCTAACATATATGAGATCAATAGTGTACCGAAAACTGAAAGAGACTTCAGAGAATATCTTGAGGATGAGGGAATCAATTGGGAATTGTTTCTGGCATTAAGCCATCCGAATGTATTTACTGGTCAGAAAGCAACGGATATGAGAAAGATTCTCTTCAAAATGGCAAGTGAAAAATCAGATCTGGATATTGCTAATATGAAATCTGATACTATTGATATTGCTGCCTTGCTTTCACAGGGATATAAGCTAGAAGAAATTGAAGCAATGCATAAAGCATCCAAAAAGAAAGCAGAGGTGCAGGTTCGCGATATTCCGAATCAGATTATCGGTATGGAAAAGAGTAAGGTTGATTATGATACAGCAGAACTTGAGTTACAAAAATCTGGCATTGAAGAACAGATTGCAGAGAAAGAAAATATGTTATCGGATGCTGAGAGTACATTAAGTAAGCATCAGGAACTGACGGACAAAATTATGGAATTGAAGTTTCAGATGAATTCCATCCAGCAACAGGCCCAGGACAAGCTAAATGCTGAAAGACGCTCAATTCAAAATAAAATTGATATTGCAGAAAAGGATTTTCATACAGCAGTACAGCGGCATAATATGATCGAATTGGATATAAAGCGGTTGGGAGATTACATAAAACGAATGGATCAAGAGCGGGCCGAACTTGGAAAAGAGTATAACAGAAATGTTAATAAGAAATTTGATGACTCAGAATGGACTTTCCCAAAGGATTCTACGCTCTGTCCGACTTGTGGCAGGGCCTATGATTCAAAAAAGATAGAATCGCTGAGATCTGAATTCGAAGCAAGAAAGAATAAGGCCGCGGAAGATTTTGATAAACGGAGACAGGATACTTTAAATGAATTGATTTCTCGTGGTAATGAATTGAAGCGCGAGTCTGCAGAAAAGGCAAAGGAGCTCGAAGCTAAAAAAGCTGAATTGGAACAGATCAAAGCAGATAAAATCAGGTTCAACAAGGAACAGACTGAGGAAACAAAAAAACTCTCAGAACTTCCAGAACGTATTGATTTGTCAGGCAATCAGGAGTATGAAATGCTTGAAAATCAGGCTGCCAGACTAGAAGAGATATTGTCATCAATGAATGACGGCGCTACATACCGCAGTTCTTTAAAAAATGAACTGGATTCTTTTAGACGCGATTTATCTGAAGTAGAAAAACAGATTGCCGTTGCCGGCAGGAATATTGAGATTGATGAACAGATAGCAGATTTGCAGAAGAAGCAGCGGGAGTACGAACAGGCGAAAGCTGATTCTGAAAAGATACTCGATCAACTTGATACGCTTTCTAAGCGTAAGAATGAACTCCTTGTGGATGAAATCAACCAGCATTTTGAAGTAGTAAAATGGATTCTGTTTGACTATCAGAAGAATGGAAATTACAAAGAAACCTGTATCCCAGCTGTGATTTCTGACGCTGGAGATCTTACCAAGTGGGAGGATATGAATGGTGGACTGAAAGTAAAAGTACGACTTGATATCTGCTATTCATTGCAGAAGTTCTTTGGAATGTATTATCCGGTTTTCCTTGATGAAGCTGCCGAAGTGAACGATTGGAACATTCCTAGAAACGATAATACGCAATTGATAGCTTTGAATGTGACCACGGATAAAGAATTGAAAGTGGAGGGAATGTAGATATGATATTTTCGAAGATACGGGAGCCGCATTTGTAGAAGGGAGAAGCAATAATGGAAACGAAAACAAAACAGGACTTACAGAAAGAAATAGATAATAATCTGGCGGTAATTGATGATTTAAAATCACAGATCAGTAGATTAGAAAAGTATAAGAAGTATGAAGAAATGGCAGATGAATTTTTTGCTATAAAAGAGTCTTTTGTTAAAGCTGGATTTTCGGAAGAGCAGGCGCATAATCTTCTGACAGTCAGTATTACAGCGTGTATGAGGCCGAAATTATTTTAGGGAGGAACAGTAATGGCAGAACAGAAAAAAGAAGTGGCAAAAATGAATACAAATCTTTCATTTTATGCAAATGAATATACTTGCCTGATGGAGCGGGATTTTGCGGAACATGATCTTGTATTCGATGATTATTCTAAACACTGTGTAATGGCAGCAATGAGTTCTATTTACGGATTGGCTACGTCAAATAAAGTAGCTATGCAGAATTTACCTGGTTCAAATCTTCGACAGGTGCTCGGGCAGGTGGCAAGCCTCAAACTGAATGCTAATGCAGTCCCGAGGGAGTGCTATTTTCAGCTGAGGAACAAGCAGGATGAAAGTGGTAACTGGCATAAAGAAGTAGAACTTGGAATTGAGGGAGATGGTAACGATGCCATTCTTCGCCAGTTTGGTGTGAATGTGGCGAAAGTGCATCCGGTATGGCTGGTAAAAGAGGGAGACATTTTTACTTATCCAAAACACAAAGGAATGGAACTGATCCCGCCGGAATGGGAAGAAAAAGGGGAGTCACAGAAGGTGATTCGAGTGGTTTATCCAGTTGAAATGATGAATGGTCATGTTGAATATTTGATTGCGGAGCGAGAGAGTGTTAAAGCTAATCTATTAGCTCATATTCGCAACAGTATGATGAACGAAACATTTGGAATCTGTAAGGACAGATACAAAGCTAATGAAACGCAGAAAGCGGAAATTAAGGCGAAGAAGAGTGAAATCCTTGACGCCTTAAGAGCATGTCCTACGATTGAGGACATGCTATCTTGCGAAACGGCAAAGCCTTTTATCAGTGCGGCATGGCTTGACACGCCGGAAGCTATGATTATCCGTAAAATGCGGAATAACGCGATTAAGAAGTATCCGAAGAACTTCAATTCTATTGCATCACAATCGTTGCTCCAAATGGACGATACATATCAGCAAGTTAAAGAAGAAATTGCTGAAAATGCTAACAGTGAGGATTTTACAATAAACGAATCGGAGATAGCTGAAACAGTTGAAAATCCGAAGGTAGTAGCAGCGTCGCAGGATAGCGATCATCCATTTGAGGATTAGACTATGAAAAATATTAAATTGTTATATGAAGAATTAGAGAACCTAAAAGATTTCGAGATTATCCGAAAAACATTTGACGGTGGTATGGGTGTATTTACCAAAGGAAAACTTAAAGATATGACCGTTATTTGGAGCTATGGTGGTGGGTGGGAACACGTCAGTATTGATGGAAAGAAACGTATGCCGTCATGGGATGAGATGTGTCAGCTTAAAGATATGTTTTTTACAGATGACGAATGTTGCGTACAGTACCATCCGCCAAAAAGCGAATATGTAAACAACATTCAACATTGTCTGCATATCTGGAAACCAATTGAGAAGTATTCCGGTGTGTTACCAGTTCCGCCGAGCTTATTTATTGGAGTGAAGGGTGTGGTGTTTGATGAAACTTAAAGTACTCGGCTCTGGATCTTCCGGGAACTGTTATATCTTAGAATCAGAAGCCGAAGCGTTAATAATCGAATCTGGCTTACCTTTCATAAAAGTCAAGAAAGCATTAGATTTTAATGTAAGGAAGATCGTTGGAGTAATATGCTCTCACGCCCACAAGGATCATTCTGGATATATTTCTGAATATGAAAAGGCAGGAATACCAGTATTTAAGCCTTATGAATCGGAAATGGAACTGCAGGTGCGTACATATGAAGGCTTTGTAGTTAAGCCTTTTCCTCTGGTACATGATATAGCATGCTATGGATTTTATGTTGCAGAACCGTCAATGGGGAGTCTTATATATGCCAGTGACACGGAATACGTTAAATGGCGGTTCAAAAATTCAAATCATATTTTGGTAGAAGCAAATTATGCGAAAGAGTTCTTCTGTGATGTGGACGCTGGATCAGCAAAACGCGACCATGTACTCACTGGACATATGGAAATCGAAACAACTTGCGAATTTTTAAAAGCAAACAACAATCCGACCTTGAGGAACGTCGTGTTGTGCCATTTGAGCAGAAGTAATGCTGATGTTGAACAATTTAAAGCTAAGGCGCAAAAGGTCGTTAATTGCCCGGTTTATGTGGCGGATGAAGGCCTTGAGGTAGACTTGGATTTTCCGTTTTAGGAGAAAGATGACGGAATTGAAATCATAGGTAAAAAACAACTTGACCGGTCAGTTTTTATATATGTTATTTAATCAATTTATTTTGAGAAAGGATTTTATTATGACAAAAGTAAATTTAGAAGAATTTGCAGGCGGTGCTTTGCAGGAAAAGTTCGACAGAGCGTTCGAACAGGTGACGGAGAATATGCTTGATGTGAATACTCCATACAAGAATAAGCGTGTGATCACAATTAAAGTAGCACTCACTCAAAATGAGTTAAGAGATGATTCGGTAGCAGAGGTTTCCGTTGAGACAAAGCTCGCTCCGGCATCTCCGATTAAGACACAATTTGCATTGCAGCGCGATTTGGAAACCGGAAAAGTATTTGCGTCCGAATATGGTCCGGGAATTAAAGGACAGATGACCATTGAAGATTTGGCGAAAAAAGAGGAAATGATTGATGGCAAAGTGGTTGACACAGAAACTGGTGAAATTAAAGAGAACAAAGTAGTCGATTTAAGAACTGCAAAACAGGCATAAGGAGGATTCTATAATGATGGAAAGCGGATTAAAAGAACTGGTACAGTATGGAAATGAATTGGCGGAGCCAAATTTGGTTGAACGTATGGCAGTCACTTATTCAGATAAGAAATTATATCCGGTGGATGAAATGCGCCGGGCAGAAGCATTAGAGATGAGTACGTTAACAAGCCTTGTAGAGTATATCAAATCCAATACGGATAAATCTACGGATAAGATGATTGTGCAGGTTATATCACCATGTGAGGTGCGGTTGGTATCCGCCCTGGACGATGATCGAAAACGTGAGATTTTAGTTGATGTTAATGCTCAAATCCCTAATTTTGATTTTGGGAAGTATATGGGGCATGAGAGTTTTATTATTGCTCTTCAGTCGAAATTTATTCCAAACGGTGATAGTGAACTGCTTCTTAAATTCGCTGGAACTGTTGAAAATGGAACTGTAGCACAGTATGGGGATGATGGAGTAACACAGAAAGCTACAATTAAAACTGGCATAGCATCTAAGGGCGAGGCGGTTGTACCTAATCCAGTGAAATTAAGGCCATTCCGAACATTTATCGAAGTGGAGCAGCCTGAAAGTGCATTTGTGTTCCGGATGCGCCAGGACGAGATAAGCGGTGTAGGATGCGCAATTTTCGAAGCCGATGGAGGCGCATGGAAGAATGTAGCTATGAAAGCAATTAAAGAATATTTGCAGCAAGAACTTTCTGAATACCCGGCGTTTACGGTTATATCATAATAAATATTCCGGCAGTCAATCATTGACTGCCGGAGATTGGAGCGAAGACATGAATAAAACAATTTTAGTGGGTAGGTTGACAAGAGATCCAGAAGTTAGGTATTCACAGGGGGATAATTCAACTGCAGTTGCGAGATATACATTAGCTGTTGAACGCAGATTCAAGAGGGACAACGAACCTACAGCAGATTTTATCCCATGTGTAGCATTTGGGCGTACAGCTGAGTTTGCCGAAAAGTATTTTCGCCAGGGGATGCGCGTAGCTGTTTCCGGACGCATTCAGACTGGCAGCTACACGAACAAAGATGGTGTGAAAGTTTATACAACTGAAGTCATGATTGAGGAACATGAATTTGCGCAAAGCAAATCTGAAAACCAGCAAAATCAGAGTCAGAATACGGGACCAGCGCCGGAAGGTTCAGGAGACGGATTTATGAATATCCCTGACGGAATCAATGAACAGCTTCCGTTTGACTAAGGGCGGTGGTTAACTTTGGGAGACAGAAAACCATCTGAGATTATTCAGGACTTCATTGATTTGTTGAACTACGCGAATGATATTTACACTGAATCCAAAAGCGAATGTGAACGACTTGACTCAATCGAGCGAGTTCGGAGTTGGCAGCACAAGTTCGAATTTGCAAAAGACAAGCAAGAGAGAAATAGGCTTGCTACCGCTCTCCATAAGGAAAGACTGAAAAGAAGAAAGTATAAAGATACCGTGGACTTATACCGATATGTACACGATTTCTCGAATTCTGAAAACAACAAAGCAGTTCTCAAACGGCTTGGCGGTATGCTGAATTTGCAAAAACGGACAGAAGAGTATCTGGAAAGCGACAGAGAATATAAGGCAGGTGATGGCGATGATAGTAATAGAGGATAAAGGGCAACAAACCAATAAACATGAGCTTAAACATATCTATTTTGAATCCCATGGTATTTATTGGGAGCGATATCCTCTCCCCTGTGGGGATTATATTCTCTGTACCAATGAGGTGATGGACGTTATTGCAAGAAAACAGAAACGGGGAATGGAACCAAAGAAAATGGATTTTCTGGGAACATATTCCATTTGCGTAGATACCAAAAAGGATTTACAGGAAATTATTGGCAATGTTTGTGGACGGCAGCATGAAAGATTTCGTGATGAATGTATTTTGGCTAAGAATAATGGGATTAATCTATATGTGCTCATTGAAAATGAAGATGGGGTTAAATGCATTGATGATTTGGAAATATGGGAAAACCCCAGGTCTAAGATACAAAAATGGGTCACAGAACCGTCAGGAGAGCATAGGAAGGTTCTTAAATATCCAGGCGCTACAAAAGGTACTGCACTTGCAAAAGCAATGCGGACCATGCAGAAAAAGTATGGGGTAAAATTTCTTTTCTGTGCGCCTGAGGAATCAGGCAAGATGATAATAAAATTATTGAAGGGTGAGGTACAGGAGATTGGCAGGGAAACCCAAAAAGCGTATTGATTATGCTGGGTGGTCCGTAGATATTTTCTCCAACGATACAAAAATTGATAAATTGCTAGATGCCCAGGGATGGTGTGGATTTGGAATATATTTCTATCTATGTCAGATGGCATTCGGCAGTGAAGGATACTACTATGAATGGTGCTACGACCTCTGTGCAACTACCGCGAGGAAGATGGGCGGGGGTGTTGGTGCCGGTACAGTTAAGGAAACTGTGGACTACTGCTTGCAGATTGGTCTTTTTGACAAAGGGCTGTTTGATAGGTGGGGAGTGCTTACCAGTAGGGGTATCCAAAAAAGTTACCTCGTGGTTCTTAAATCCAAAAATAGGAAAGGAACAGAGGTATATAGTGAATTCTGGTTGCTTGACAAAAATAACAAAGATTGTCAGGGTGTGATTTTTGTACCCGCAAATAAGGGGAAATGCATATTAAATGCGGATTCACTTAAAGTAAATGAGTATTCACTTGGAGAGAATGAGGATTCACTAGCACAAGAGGAAAGTAAAGTAAAGGATAGTAAAGAATATATTACAGTATCTAAAGATACTGTTCGTCAGACTGACGTCCAACGATGTGTAAACGCTTGGAATAATTTAAAATCTTTCGGAATCAAACCAGTATCAAAATTGGCATCCGGTACAAAGAGATATGACAGCTTAATCGCAAGAATAAAACAGTATGGTATCGATGATGTATTAAAAGCAATTGATAAAATCAAATATAGCAGTTTCCTTCAGGGACGGAGCAGTAACCGGCGACAATGGACTATTACATTCGATTGGTTCGTGCTTCCGAATAATTTTCCCAAAGTGCTGGATGGTAATTATGACGATGCGAATATCGTGGATCCAATACTTAAAAATACCAATATTGGAGGAGGTAGGCAAGGATGCTAAACGAAAAAGAGGTGCGAAAAGCAATTGCGCTTATGAAGCCTGACAATCAGTTATTCGAGGTCCGGGTAATATATGGCAATAAACAGTTGTATAGCGGATATTTTCAGAATGCAGATGCATTGGTACGTGGTTTTGACAAACTTAGAAATTTTGGAGATTGCAATATCTACATCACGCTGAACACGCTGAATGATGCGTGTTATGACAGAACTCAACGAGATAGATTTGAGAAAAACCCAAAAGCAACGACCAGTGACAATGATGTAACAGGATATGACTGGATGATGATTGACCTTGACCCAATCAGACCGACAGGAACATCTTCTACTGATGAGCAGATCAAAAAGGCAAAGGCGAAGGGAAATCAGATCTATAAATTCTTGAAAGATCTCGGTTTTAATGATCCTCTGTTTGGGTTTAGTGGAAACGGCGTGCATTTACTGTACAGGGTATATCTTGACAAGTCTGAAGAAGTTACAGCGTTGATGAAGAAGTCTTTGAAAACATTAGACATGCTATTCACAGACGCTGAGATAGGCATAGACATGAAAAACTTCAATCCGGCGAGAGTTTGTAAGCTGTATGGCACATTAGCACAGAAAGGGGCAAATACGGACGCGAGACCGCATCGTATGAGTTATATCATCGGTAGCCCAGAGAACATTGAGGTAAATGACATCAAATATTTGCAGAAATTGTGCAATCTGTACCCAAAGGAAGAGAAGCCGCAGCGGTATAACAACTACCAGCCGCGAGAGTTTGATCTCGAAGAGTGGTTGAGTAAATACGGACTTCGATATCGGAAGAGCAGCTATTCAGACGGAACGAAGTATATCTTGGATTGCTGTCCATTCGACAGTAACCACAAGGGGAAAGATGCCTGCATCTTCCAATCACGTTCCGGTGCGATCGGCTTTCACTGCTTCCACAATTCATGCTCAGACAAGACATGGCGTGACGTGAGGCTGCTCTATGAGCCTGATGCATACGAGAAGCGGCAGCTGGAATATGAGCATAGAATATACCAGAAACCAAACCGGTTTCAGGATATAAAGAAAATTGAGATTGTGGAAGGCAGACCGATATTTTACACGGCAAAGGACATTCTTGATCTGCCAGTGACGGATGAAGCATTTATAAAAACTGGTATCATGGATATTGACAAGAAGATGCGTGGATTGAAAAAAGGTTATGTATCTGTAATCTCAGGATTGCGCGCATCAGGGAAAAGTTCTGTTATTTCTGAAATATGTTTGGATTGTGTTGAAACAGGAAATAATGCGGGCGTATTCTCGGGAGAACTATCACCGAAGAACTTTATGCGCTGGATGAATCTGCAGGCGGCAGGAAAAGGATATACGGAGCCAACTCAGTTCGAAGGATACTATAATGTGCAGAAGAAATACCAGAAGTATATTGCTGATTGGCTTGGAGAGCATTTCTTCCTTTACAACAATGAATATGGCAATGATTATCTGGCTGTTTTTGGGCAGTTCGAGAAACAGGTGGAAGAAAAGAAGTTGGATTTGCTGATACTTGATAATCTAATGGCATTTAATATATCTGGCTTGAGTGACAATAAATATGACGCACAGACAGCTTTTGTGCTTGGATTGGAACAGTTGGCGAAGCGGAAGGATATTCATATCCTATTCGTGGCACATCCAAGAAAGGCAATGGGATTTTTGAGATTGGATGATATAAGTGGAACCGGGGATTTGGGAAATGCTGTTGACAATGCTTTTATTGTTCATAGAGTCAACGAGGATTTCCGGAGACTGACAAAGCAGATGTTTGGCTGGAAAGACGATAATGAATTGTACAGGGCAACAAATGTAATTGAGATTGCCAAAGACCGTGATGGTGGAATCCAGGATTATTTCATTCCTCTGTTTTATGAGAAGGAGTCAAAGCGGCTTAAGAACTATGTGGCTGAAAACAAGTTGTATGGATGGAATAAACATGATGATGGCTTTGTTCCTGTATCAGATGATATGGAATTAGTTTTTGAATAGGAGATAATCAATGGAAGAAAAAGTTGATATTCAGAAGCTACACAACTTAATAAAGGATATACAGAATAAAAATTGGAAAGCGTACACGGACTTCGCAAAATCAGGAAACATGTCCAAATATAATCGGGATATGGATGAGATAGTGTCTGAGATATATGATTTTCCGGATAAGGATGTTGCAAAAACCGTGAAGGAGGCAAATGATTTTTTTGTCTCTGGATGGTCGATTGTTGTAAGAAAGATGTTTGTCTCAATGAGAAAAGAAGGTGATCAGAATTAGCTGGGCAGATAAAGAGATCAAGAAACATAAGATTCACAATTTAGTTGAACAAGCCTTGAAGGACCCTCGTTTTAAAGAAGCACAAAAGAAGCAAGCGGATGAAGACATCAAAAGGGCTTTTGATAGCTTTCTTTTAATAAGTGTGGATTATCTATATAGGGAGTGTGATTATAACAAAGATCAGATTTTAGCCTATATGGAGTTTATAATAAGGCAACTTAAATTCGTGGAGACAGATGAAGATTATTTTTTATTACTTAACGAAGCACTGCTGGATGATATCGGGATTGATATTCTGAATAGTTCATTTAAGAAAGAGAGTGTAGATAAGAGTGTGTAAAAAGCAAAGTGTGTATACTCCATATTACGCAAAGATTCAGGACTTACTTTTTCAGGGGATGCCCATAAAAGAAGTTTGGCAATATATGCAAATATATTTTGGTATATACACAGATCTAAACACATTTCGTCATTACATAAAAGTAAGTGGATTAGATTGGTTTATACCTATGTAGATTTATAAATTTAGGCGAAAGGAGAAAAGAGGTGCGCGCATAATACCCGGGTTCTCCTGACTAGTAATGACAGAAGAAAGAAATAAATTAATTGAAGATAATTTAATGTTTGCATATTCCATGGCGAATAAGTTTAGAGGTGTCCCTATTGAGTATGATGACCTTCTTGGTATCGCAAATGTAGGATTAGTAAAAGCAGCACAAAAATTTGATAAGGGATCTGGTTTCAGCTTTACAACTTATGCAGGAAAAGTGATCAGCAATGAGATTCTTCAATTTCTGCGTAAACAGAAAAAGCATCTGTATGTTTTGTCTCTGGAGGATCCCATACAAGATACGGAAGATATTACTTTAAAAGACACGATTGCGGATAAGAGGGATGGGTTCGGGGAAGTAGAAGCTATTATGGTCATTCAAAGTAGCATTGATTACCTAAATGATAGAGAGTTTTCTGCTGTTGCGCTTAGCATTGATTTGCCAAGTGTTAGCCAAAAACAGAAGGCAGAAAAACTAGGGGTTAGCCAATCAATATACTCGAGGTATTTGAGTAGTGCAAAGAATAAAATACTAGAATGCTTTTATAACAGCTAAAGGAGTAGTGAATAACATATGCAGCTGTAAAAAACAGTGTTGAAATTGTTATTTTGGTTACACTAAGCAGAAAAAATATTAAGAAGGAGCAGATAATGGAGAGATTAACACAAGGTACTATACTGTTTGGAGATGCTGAGACACAATTATATTATAATCGATTAAAATGTTATGAAGATACAGGTTTGACTCCGGAAGATGTTGAGATACTTAAAATTAAATCAACTCCTATGAGGATTGAAGAAGTACATGTCGACGAGTATATTTGCCCAGCGTGTGGATCTGAAAATAACTGTGAACAAGGTATTATTGATGATAAATATTGTCCTAACTGTGGACAGGCGTTAAGTAAATAAGTTAACATTTAGAGAAGGAGCGGGATATGAAATGCGTACTGAAATATCCAGGAGCTAAGAATCGTATAGCTAACTGGATATGCGAATACATACCGCCACATGAAGTCTATCTGGAGCCGTACTTCGGCAGCGGAGCTGTGTTCTTCAACAAGTCTCCGGCCAGAATCGAAACACTGAATGACTTAGACGGGAATGTGGTTAACTATTTCAAGGTAGTCAGGGAGAGGACAGATGAGCTGGCTGTCCAGCTGAAAATGACGCCGTATAGTCGTGACGAGTATTACCGGGCATGTGAATATGACCCAGAGGATTCGGACATTGAGCGAGCCAGAAAGTTTGCAGTACGGTGTTGGATGGGATTCGGATGCAGCAACCTATATCGCAATGGATTCCGGAGCAGCCAGCAGCAGACAAGTCCACATACTACGAAAGAGTGGCGAAACCTTCCGGAAAGATTGCTGCAGGCGAGTGACCGGCTACGGAATGCGCAGATTGAAAACCTTCCAGCTGTGGAACTGATCAGGCGTTATGATACACCAGACGTTTTTATTTATGCAGATCCACCATATCTGCACGGGACACGAAAGAATTATCTATATCGACACGAGATGGAGGATCAGGAGCACATAGAATTATTAACCTTACTGGCAAAACATCCGGGAAAGGTGTTGATATCTGGTTATGATAATGGTCTGTACAATGACCTACTTCCCAGATGGCGGAAGGTCCAGAAGAAGACTCAGGCGGAAGCAGGGATACCAAGAGTAGAAACACTATGGATGAATTATGAGATAGGGCAGACAGAGCTGCCACTAATTAACTATATTAACATTTAGGAGGTGAAGATGATGGGGTGTCCGTATTATATTTTTGATAATTATGACTGCGAGTTTCTTCCGGTACATTTCGCGGAGTTTGAAGCGGCAGAAAACCATATCAATCAGAAACTTTTTGGAGATTATGAGAGATATATAATATTTGAAAAGTTAAGTTAACATTTTATGGAGGAAGGTTGATGAAAACAGGATATGAGAAATTGAGTAATGCAGCCAAGAAAGACTGTGAGGAGGACGGCGGAGTATTCCACCCGGACGGCTGCTGTAAATGCAATAAAAAGTGCTTCCACAAATATTGCGATAAATTCAAATGGGTTATTGACAGGGCGAAAGCATATGGAGAGGCCACAGGCCTTCATTGGGAGGATATTCTCGATAGCTGGGAGTGGGACAGGAACTATTGGTACATGAATTACTATCAGGATTGTAACCAGCCGGAAATTAAAGGCGGCAACGTAAAAGTATTCGATACAATGGAAGATTTCAGAAGAGCCATAGGAGAAATGCTGTTTCGTTGTCCGTCCTGCGGAAAAATAACGATGAATCCATATGAATGCAAAGCCTGTGGATGGACGGTATATGGTTTATTTAAAGATATGGGAAAAGGTGTATTTGTATATGTCAAGGAACGGTTAAAAGGAGAAAATATTTTTATGCCGATTTCTTGGGAAAATTAAGATTTAGTGAATAACAGAAAGGAGCCGTTCCCCGGCCGGGAGAGTGTACACGGAACCTTTTTAAAAATGGCAAAAACAAACATAATTGTACCGGAAGGGGTACAGACGGATTATACAAGTGTGATCGTAAGCTACAGCAATGGAATAGACAGTACAGGGGCACTGTACTGGGCCTTACAGGAATTTCCAAAAGAGAAGATATTTCTCCTGTATTGCGATACTGGATTTGAGTATCCAGAAAATATCAAAATGTTTTATCGGACAGCTGCATTTATCGGAGTTAAGCCGGTATTACTACAGCACCAAAAGGGGTTTTTGAATCTTCTGTTGGAGGAACGGCTAAAATGGCCCGACATGAAAAACCGCTGGTGCACGGCGTATCTAAAAACAGGTGTAACCGACCATTGGATACGGACGCACAGGGATATGTTGGGCACCAAGTGTCTGTTTATCAGCGGAGAACGCCGGGACGAGAGCAGGGGCCGGGCGAAGCTGCCAGAAATAGAATATCATAGTACAACTCTCAAAACAAAAAGGGTTGCAGATTTTACCTGTCACTGGTACCGACCTTGCCTCGATTTCGAGAAAGGTAAAATGTTTGAGCAGGGAAAAGAATTAGGGCTGGAACCGCATTTTTGTTATGAATATCTGGGGCGCTGTAGTTGTATGGCTTGCATGTTCATGAATGACCAGCATGCCATTGAGAATATGAAACGGTATCCAGACCAGATAAGGCCATTCATACAGGCGGAAATAAAGCTGGCGCACACATGGAAGAAGAACAGAGGGCTGGTTGAGCTATGGGAGCAGTGCCGGGATATAGACGATGTAGAAGAAAGCTAAACTGGCATTTAGTTGAGAAAGGAGATTAGATGGGAAGGCTAATAGACGAAGATTCATTAATGAGAAAGGTTCACAATGGGATTTTACATAATCCCCATATTGACACAAAAATAAAGCAAAATCATAACATTGAACACCAGCATTTTCTACGTTTAATATCAGGCGAACCAACAGCTTATGACATAGAGAGTGTGATTGCAGAGTTAGAATCAAGAATGATGGCTGCAGAAGTCAATATTAAATTAAATTCTCAGGGGTATGACTTGTACAAAGAAATGGAAAATAATAGAGCATTCTGGAAAGGCATTATTGAAATTGTAAAAAGTGGTGATGACATTTAGAAAAGGAGGAAGAGAATATGCGGTTGATTGATGCGGATAAGCTGATATCAGAACAGGATGTGTATTTTGATGGAAATAGAACAAGAAAATAGACGTTGACGAAATGAAGAAAATCTATTATTATATACATAGGAAAGTAGGTGTTTTAATGGCTAATTATGGAGATAATGGTTATATTGATTTCTCAAAATTATGGGTTTTAATGAGAACTAAAGATCTTAATAAACAATGGTTGAAGAATAATGGAATACACTCAAACACGGTTGCAAAGTTGACCAAAAATGAAAACGTGACATGTGAGGTTATATGTAATTTGTGTCGATTATTAAATTGTCAGCCAGGACAGATTATGGAATATAAAAATAAGTAGAAATACACAATAATAGACTATTGACTAATACACGATAATAGATTATAATAATCTTAACAGGTAAGGCAAGTGCCTGAAAAGAATGGAGGTAGAGAAATGTTAGATCAGAAAGATATTGATATGATCAGACAAGTTGTCAGGGAAGAGGTAGACGAAAGAGCCAGCAAGACAGAGGATTCCCTGCTTGATGAAATCGGAAGAACTCAGACATATCTTGAAAAACAGATTAATGAGGTCAAGAAGAATATGGATGAATTAAGTCAGTATTACAGAATTACGAAACTTGAAAGCGATAATACAGCTCTATTACTCAAGATGATTGATCAGCTCAATAGAAGAGTTGAGGAGCTGGAGAAGAGAACAGCATAACACCATAGACTGGGGGCCGGACTTGCCACCGGCTCTATAATATAAAATCAAGGGGTTGACAAGCCCCATGATCTAATGGTATCGTAATAGATAATATAATAGTCCTCTTGTGAGGTGGATTGAAATCTTGGTAGCTCTAGGAGCCGTGACCCGTTGCATAACGTAATTGCAGCAGGTGGCGGCTTTTTTATTATATTTTTTGGAGGATTAAAATTATGAGCTGTAATTTTTGGAGATGTCTTAAATTGGATGATGATAGGATATGCGAGGATCTGGATACAGAGTGTATTGGTGATTTATGTGATGAGTATAAGCAATGCAGTACGTGTAATAAGCAGGATATTGATGACTGTCCACAGTATTAAGATAATCAGATCAGCAAAGGAGGTGCAGTAAATGGTAGATAATACAATCAAAGATCATGATGGTAATACAACTGATGTGTATGCAGATTATATACAGCTCTATGTACAGGAGTATATAAACACAGTCCTAAATGATATAGACGACATAAAACGCAAACAATGTTTTGCTGGTATGATTAAGTATGTCGCTAAAAAGATTGCACCTATGGTTAATACTGATGATCTGGTTATGTTAGATAACCTTTGGGATATATATACCGGATTATGTTACAGATATAATCATGTGATCACCATAGAGCGTTATTGTATATTAATAGGCATTGCTAGAGATACGTTTTACAGTTGGTATAAGGGTGAGTACCGCAACGATTATTGCCCGGAGCTCGGGGCCACACGCTCCGACGTAGTAAAAAAATGGGATCGCGAATCAGAGAGCAGTTGGCAGGACGAGGCCACAACGGGCAACCCTGGGCCGATGTTTGTTCTCAAGGCCCGGAGAGGATGGAGTGAGCAGGCCCCGGCAATCGGACAAAGCGAAAATCGCATGCTCCAGAGGACGGCGGATCAAATTTTATCTGACTACCAGGAGCCCAAACAGCTCCCAGATAAGGATTTTTGAGATACAATTTTAAAACAATTCAAAGCAATTGTCAGATAATACTAGGGATGAATCTATATGTTGTATGCAAGCAATTGATAACACAATATGTAGCATGCTATCTGTATAACAAATAGTTATTTGTCGTATAGATCAAAAATCTTTTGATGCGTTTTAGGGACTACGGTTAATGGGGGTGGGGGTCTGGTGGAAACGCCCCCCGGGGCACCTGCTCGGTCCCCCAAGCAAATTTTAAATAAAAAAGGGATAGAACTGATAGGAGATGTGACATGGGTCCTGATGAGAAAGAGATTGAGTATGGGATAGTCGGAGGAGATGGAGAGTTTCACACGTTAGAAAGGATTGGTCAGTATGATGCAATTGAATTCGATTATGCCAATGATTTAACTTTCAATAAGCAGGATAGTGAAATTACTTTTAGTTTAAGTCCGAAAGATGGACTTAGCAAAGGGGATTTGTATCTTTTTCTAGTATATGGTTTTGATATTGAAAAACTGAAACAAAACAATTGGAGAAGGCTTCATGGCCTGCCGATGAAAAGGAGAATGCGAAGATGAAAAATGAAAATCTAAAACAGGCAGCGAAGGCATTTCTGTCGCTGATTATAACAGTTGCCGGGATTGCGGCAGCCGCATACTTTGGCTTGTGGGTGATGTTTATTAAGGCCATACTGACCGCATGCATTGCATTTGATGCCGGAGCGCTTACAGGAATGCTTATTGGATGGACGATCATAAAATGCATGCTTGCATCAACAGTAGCATATCTGATTATTTCAGCCACTAAAGCAATTGTTTCAAGGTTGTGCAAATAGATTTAGACTCGAAGGCAAAGTGGAAGAGGTCTGAAAGAGCGGTATACATAGTATAACTGCGGAGGCAAGCGAAAGCGACAGTAAGGAAGCAGACCATGGGAGGGTGAACTGTGTGGGACTATTCCCTCTTGACGACGGGAAAGACCGTATATGAATTCATATCTGCGGAGTAATCTGCACGCCGTGTACTTGCCGGTTCGGGAGGCGTAATAATAAAAACCGGATAGTGCAACGCAAGGCACGAAAAATATTACTGCTAACCGTCGGATGGCGGTTATGGGAAAGTAGCTCAACTGGCAGAGCAGCGGTGCGCACCATAAAACAGGGAGAGCAAGATTTTGGTTCGAATCCAAACTTTTCCAAGATGCCGGGTCGCGCCCGGATGATGTGAGAGTAAGCAGAATGCCTCACAGAGAACGAAAAAGTCTGCTGAAAACTGCTTGCAGGAAGTTCAGGCCTATGCCAATGGTATGCTCGGAAACCTTTAATGTTATATGCGGTCGCGGCATATGCGCAAGTGTGACAATTTAAGCGGGAACTGCATGATGGCACATAGCACAATGGGAGGGCGCACGGCTTATATCCGTGTAATCACAGTTCGATTCTGTGTGTGCCGATTTTCCAGTGAAGAGACTGGTTACCCATATTGGACGGAATTACAAAGGCTCATACCTTATTGGTGTGAGCCAAATAAAAGAAAATATGGGAGGATAATGTTATGCACAGTATGGCAGAACTTTTCACAGAAGATAAATCAAATAAGATACAAACGATAACGACATTGGAAATTGCTGAAATGATGGAGATAAGACATCAAAAGGTGATAGAAAAGTTGGAAGGAACAAAGGACGGAAAAGTCAAGGGAATTATCAGTATTTTAACTGAACACAATTTTGTGTTGAGTGATTATTTCTTTCTTTCCAGTTATAAAGATGCCAGCGGGAAAGAGAATAAGTGCTACAAGGTGACGAAACTCGGCTGCGATTTCCTTGCGAATAAATTTACTGGAGAAAAGGGAATCATTTTCACGGCTCGGTATGTAAAACGATTTGATGATATGGAGAAAGGGCAAATGCCGAAAAATTTTCCTTCTGCATTACGAGCATATGCAGACGAAGTAGAGCGACGGCAGATTGCAGAACAGGAAAAAGAAAAACTTCAAATAGAATTGGATTATAGCAAGGATTGGTATTCAATTAAAAGAGTGGCAACTATAAACGGTGTCGATTGGAAAATTTTTAACTGGAGGAAACTAAAAGAGAAAAGTATTGAACTGGGATATGGTGTTAAGAAGATATTTGACGCAAATTACGGCGAGGTTAATACATATCATAGGGATGCGTGGGAAACTGCTTATCCTGAATATGAAATATAATCTAACATAGAACATTGATAATTGAATATTGGCGGTTTGAGTGGTATAATTTTCCTATCAAATTACGAAAGGGGAAATACCATTGGCAAATACAGGATATCAGAAAGTGATTTATGATTTGATTAATTCAAAAGAAGATGTGAAAGCTAAGTTTGAGAAATTAGTCGAATCAACAAACGAAGATTTAGAGTTTTCCAAGAATCATGATGGTAGCATGGCGGTATATGTAAAATATAAAAATTACAATATTGCAATCAATTTGAAAGAAAATGAGGTTTTCCAATATGCCTTGCAAAGAGACAAAAGACCAGGAGAGGCAATAGAAGATAAGATAAAAGAAAAATTGCTTATCGAACTTTTAAAAGAAAAAGAATAGGATTGTATTTTACCAACCGTCAATATTCGATGGTTGGTATTTTTTTTCTGGAGGTGCCGGCAGACGTGAGTAATTGGCGTAAAATCCATGGATTTCAGATGAAAAGGAGGTGTCGCAAATGAATCCAATAGAGTTTTCAGAACAAAATGTAGTCTTTACAGCGGAAGGATGTGATAATCTCCCAGCATGCAAGATATATAACGAACAGTTTCAGACAGATGAAGTGATTTCTTGCTGGAAATTTTCGGATGATGAGATTGTACAAATTTTGAAAGAAGTGAAATCCGGCAAACGTCCAAATATTTTCTTATCAGTGGTGGGCGGTCAGCCGCGGGTGTCATTGTTTATGAGGAGTGAAGAAGATGTTTGATTTAGAAAAAGCGCGTCAGAAAGGAATTAGTGAAGAGCAAATTGATATAATGCGTCAGATTAATGAAAATAATGCAAAAGAGGAATCTTGTAGTAGACATGATTTTGAACGAGATAAAATAAATAGAATCCCAAAGTATTGCTGCAAAAATTGTGGTTGTATTGAAGATGTTTCATTTGTGAAAGGATATATGAGAGGTTTAGAACATGGCAATGAGCTAAAAGTATAGAGCATGCCACTAGAAAATATCATTTGTTGAATTTGCAGAGAAAGTATCGCGGTTCCGCTATTACTGACAGAGGGAATAACGACAAAAATAAATAGAGTGCCACTGAGCGCCATTCAAAGGATGGTGCAATGTGGCAGTTTCAGACAAAAATAGACAAATAATCGAAGCAATAAAGGATTCTGACCTGACTCAATACAATCATCTTCGTGATCTCTTAGATATGGCTATACTGGTATATCAGGAAGATGAGACGGATTTGGATTACTGTTTGAAGATAACGAAATACATAAAAGAGTTAATTCCAAATCTTCCCCCCACACAGGAACTAAATAATTTATATTGGAGAGCCATTTTATTTGAGGCACCTAATATATTTGAATCTTTTCTTTTGTACATGGAGCGTAACAGGAAGCCTAAGAAGAGATTTTACTTTCCAAGAAGGCGAACACTCAAAATCGTAGTAGATGATTTACAGGATTTGGAAGATGGTAAACTAGATTTTCTTGGAATCAGTCTCCCGCCACGAGTAGGGAAAAGTACGTTATGTATTTTCTTCTTGGCATGGATTATTGGTCGGCATCCAGAAAGCCATAATGCTATGTCAGGCCATTCAGGAGTACTGGCAGATAGATTTTATAATGATGTAATTAAACTCACGCTAAATGAAGAGTATACTTTTTCAGAAATATTTCCGAACGTTTCGCTATGTGGGAAATCAGCAGAGAAGAATGAATTAAGATATAGTGAGCTTGAAGCATTTGCAACACTTACTTGTCGTGGTATTGATGGTACATGGACCGGTGCTGTTGACATATCTTCTGATGGATATTTGTATGTGGATGATATGATTCGTGACAGAACTGAGTCATTAAGTCCTATCAGATTGGAGAACCGGTATCAGGATTATTTGAATGTACTGGTTGACCGAAAAAATGATGGAGCCAAAGAATTAATGGTAGGGACTCGGTGGAATGTGCTTGATCCGCTCGGAAGAGTAGAAAAGGATAATAAAGACAATCCACGTTATAGATTCAGAAAAATCCCAGCGTTAAATGAGCATAATGAATCCAACTTTCAGTATGATTTTGGATTAGGATTCTCTACCAGATATTATCTGGATATGAAAAACCGACTTGATAAAAATGAGTGGATGGCAAAATATATGCAGAATCCATTTGTGAGGGAAGGATTGCTATTCCCTGAAGATGAGTTGAATTATTATAATGGTGTTCTTCCTGACGGTGATTGTATTACCGCTGCGGCCTGTGATGTTGCGTGGGGTGGTGGCGATAGTTTATCAATGCCGTTTGGAAAAGTATTTGGAAGTAGAGAAGATGGCCCAGTATATATACCAGATTGGATATTCAATAAAGGCGATAAATATATTACTAAACCATTAGTCATAGCCAAAACGATGCAACATAAACCAAATATGGAGAGATTCGAAGCTAATAATGGTGGGGATGAATATGCGGAAGATATTGACCGTTTGCTTCAGGAACAAGGATTCAAAACAAATATTACATGGGCTAAGGCAAGTAATCAGATGGGGAAAATGGCTAAAATCATTCAGTACGCCCCTGACATTAAGCGCAGATTCTATTTTTTGAAGCCAGAATTACAGAGTGAAGAGTATAAAAAAGCAATGGAAGAATTATGCATGATAGTGCAGATTGGAAAGAATGAACATGAAGATAGCGCTGATGGCCTAGTACAGCTTCTTCAATTAATATCTGGCGAATCATATGCAAAATGTGAGGCAGTAAAAAGACCATGTTAATGGAGGCATGTATGATAATTACAAGAAAAGATGTCATAAACTATCATCTATTGGAACCGGCAATTGAAAAAAATAAAAAGAAACTTGAGCGGTATAAAGACAGGGAACCTGGTGTAACGGCAGGAAAAGTTAAAGGTTCTTCCCGGGGATTCCCGTATGTACAATGCAATTTTACTGTTTGTGGAGCTGAATCTGAAGAATATAAGCGATGGGAAGAATGGGATGTTAAGTGTAGATATCTTGAAATAAGCATTAAGCAGGATATTGAGAGAATGCAGGAATTGAAATTAGCAATTGATGAATTGATTTCCGGAATAACAGACATTGAGGATAAGATGATCTTTGAATACACCGTTGAGGGTAAAAGCCAGCAGTGGATTGCAAATAAAATCGGAATGGATCAATCAAATGTGTCATTAAGGATAAAAAAGTATTTAAAATAGCAAAGTCTCATAAATTTCATAATTATATATGGTATTATTAGAATGTAAAAAGAGTGTTGAAGATAAAAGTTAATAAAAATCCCCCATAAAGCATTGGCTTATAAAATTTGCCGATGCTTTTTTGTTGTATGAAAGTTGGTGAAATAGTGGATATAGGTAGCATTATTTATCATAAAAATAGAAAATCGTTTGTAGATGTCTGCCATGGCCGGTTTGGGAGAAAAGTAATCTATACCAACTCGAAAACGATTTCAAAATCCAATGTTTTAGAAATATTATCTAAATCACTTTCTATCCATAATCAGAATAGACGGGAGATTGACTATTTATATCACTATACAAACGGAGATCAGCCTATATTGTATCGGGCCAAGGATGTGCGACCAGATATAAAGAATAATATAGTTGAAAACCATGCTCTTGAAATTATGCGATTTATGACAGCTCAAATGTATGGTGAGCCCATTCAGTACGTATCAGTTAATAATGACGAAGAAAAAACAAAGGAAATTGATGCGTTAAACAATATTATGAAAGTTCTTGATAAGGCCAGTGACGATGTTCTTTTAGGAGACTGGCAGAGTACTGCAGGAACAGCGTATCGTGAAGTTTGGTCGAAATTAAGGCGTGAAGTTGATCCAGGAGAACCACTGATGGGTATTGATGTATCAGACCCGCGTTCCAATTTCATTATCTACTCATCAACCCATGGACATAGGAAAATGATGTCGGTTTCTATTTGTGAAGACGAAAAAGGCGAGTCTTATTATTTATGCACCACCGATAACCATGTATATGAAATAAAAGGTGAAAACGTAGATGAAACAATTAACGGGTATGGGCGAGTACTCCTTACGGAATACCCTAATAATCATAGGCGATTATCAGATATTGAAATTGTCATTACCATGCTTGATGGAATAAACAAGATCCAATCAAACCGTATAGATGGTATTGAACAGTTCGTACAGGCGTTTATGAAATTTGTTAATTGTGAGATAGATGAAGATACCTTTTTAAAAATGTGTAAATTAGGTGCATTGAAAGTAAAAACGGTAAATCCGTCATTTCCAGCAGATGTCGGTATGATATCTGAACAACTAGATCAGCAGCAGACTCAAACTGCGAAAGATGACTTGTATAAAAATGCCCTTATTATTGAGGGTATGCCAAACAGAGAGCAAAATACTGGAGGAGACACAGGGCAGGCGGTATATTTAAGAAATGGGTGGGACTTCGCAGAACAGAGGGCTAAAATAGATGAACCACTTACAATTAAGTCAGAAAAGGACTTCCTGCGTAATGTATTGCTTATCCTGAAAAGAAAGCAGCAGATATCGCAAGAATTAACTATAGCGGATATCGATGTGAAAATTACCAGAAACAAGACGGATAACATGCTGGTAAAAGCACAAGCACTCATTTATTTGCTTGAAAAAGGGATTCATCCCAAGATTGCCATTAAAACTTGTGATCTTTGGGGGGACCCGGAAAAGGTTTACATGCAATCCAAAGAATACTTAGATGCATTGTATCAAACGGCAGAAGATAAGCAAATTGAGTATGAAAAAGAAAAACAGGCAGCGTTAGAACTTGCAATATTAACAAAGGAAGGTGTAGAAGGTAATGGAAATAAGGTGTAAAAATTGTGGAAAACTCCTTGGTGATTTTGAAGGTAAAGGAACTGTCAAGTGTACTCGAACAGAATGCGGTGGAATGAATATTTTCGAAACATCCACTGGAAAACATGAATTTATACCTAAAAGAAAGCCTAGTTATTTGAAAAATAGGGCGACATCAAGTGGAGTAACATTCAATTGATGATGCTCTTTTATTTTTGCTTGCCTGAGCGTAAGAAGGCAGAAACTATGCGGAGCGCACCGTGTTAAAAAAGTGTATGTTTTAGAAAAGGAGAGATAAAAATGACACACGAACAAGTAAAAGAACAGTTTCCGGATGCTACAGATGAACAGATAACAGCCATATTGAATATAAATGGCACGGATTTAGCAGCTGCAAAGAAAAATAATGTTGATCAAAAAGAATTAAAACGGTTGCAGGAGAATGATGCAGCATACCAGAAGTTGCTTGATGCAGATTTGACAGATGCTGAAAAAATCCAGAAAGCATTAAAAGAGGCAGATAATACTAAGGCTGAATATGCTAAAAAGACAAACCGTTTAGATGTAGAAAAAATACTGATTTCTGCGGGGCTTGAAGAGGATGATTATTCGGGGCTGATTGACGGAATTGTCTCAGAAGATGCTGAAAAGTCAAAATCTATGGCAACGTCACTGGCAAATATGCTTAATAAGCAGAAGGAAGCAACTGAGCAAAAGGTAAAAGAAGAATTAATGGATAAGACTAAGACGCCTGGCGGAACTGGAGGTTCCGGTGACGAAGGAGAGAAGACGGATGCTGAAATATTCGCAGAAGCGATGGTAAAAGAGAGCGCATCTGGTGCAAAGGGAGCGGAAGACATTATTGGAGCTTATAAATAAGGAGGTAAAGAGGTTATGGCAATTCAGGCTATGAGTGTTACAGAAAATAAAATTGCAGATGAAGTGCAGATTCTAAAAAGACCGGGATTCGAAGCAATCCCAATCACGTTGGACTCTACAGCGTTTACAGATGGTGTCTGCAGGGCAGGAGCACCGATTGGCGCCGGGGGCGTTATCAAAAATGATAAAAGCTGTATCGGAATCCTAAAAGAGGATGTCCTTCAGAGCAGGCCGCAAGGAACTATTTTAAAGAAAGCATACGTCAGGAATGACGTAATTACATCACACTATGGAACAGCAATTGCTGATACAGCAAAGGCGGCGCTTCCGATGATCGTGTTTGAATAAGGAGGTAAAAGGACAATGATTAAGATTAATGATGTTTATGATTCGGCTGCAATTGCTGTATATGTAAAGAATGAAAAAAGTAATGCTATTCCTTATCTTGGTACGGCATTTTGGCCGAATGAAAGAAAAGCGTCCATTGATTTGAAATGGATTAAGACGGCAAATGGACTGCCAGTGTCTCTTGCACCCAGCAACTTTGATGCGAAAGCTACGATTCGTGCGAGGAAAGGATTCAAGTTCACAAAAGAGGAAATGGCTTTCTTCCGTGAAAGTATGGTGATTTCCGAGCATGATCGGATTGAACTTGCAAAATTGAACGATTGCACGTCTCCATTCGTAAAGGATGTGGTTGCAAATATCTTTAATGATACTAAGAATCTTGTTGATGGTGCAGATGTTGTTCCGGAGCGCATGAGAATGCAGCTTTTATTCCCGGAGACAGGCGGACCGTCTATTTACATCTCATCTGATGGAGTCACATATCAGTACAACTATGATGTGGACGGAAACTGGGCGAAAAACAACAGGAAAACTTTGACAGGACCAAAACTGTGGGCAAATAGAAAGACGGCACAGCCACTTGAGGATATACGGCAGATTGTCGAAAATGCGGAAGAGCCGATTAAGTATTTAGTGATGTCTCAGGCTGAGCTTAACCTGTTTATGGCATGTGATTCAGTGAAGGAAGCACTGTTAGCACAGAATACTACAGCTCATGTGATGATGACCGCTACTGTAGCGAAACAACTGATTTCCAATACGTTCCCTGGGGTAGAGGTTATAGTATATAAGAAAAAATTTAAGGACGAGTCCGGCGCGACAAAAGCGTTTGTTCCTGATGGATTCATTGCATTTGTACCAGAAGGAAAACTTGGAAATACTTGGTTCGGTATGACTCCTGAAGAGCTATCAAAGATGGAAGCGCAGGATGTAGATGTTACTATCCTGCCATCTGGAGTTGCAGTGGTTGTTATGACTACATACGATTCAACTATGCAGACAACTACTGTTGTTTCAGAGACATTGCTTCCCTCTTACGAAAGAATGGATTCTGTGTATCTGTTGTCAACGGGAACAATTGATGATGGTGGCCCGGGAGAATTAGAGGAATTAACGGTAACAAGTGCAGAGGGAGCGGCTTCTGGCGATACGAAAATTACGGTATCTCCGGAACTAGAAAGCGGACATTCTTATAAGTATAAAGTAGGAACAGATGTGAGCGTTCCGGAATACGGTGCGTTTGTGAAGAACTACACTGCATGGGATGGTACTACTGACATTACTGCGGTTACTGGAAAGAAGATTTGTGTTATCGAGTGTGATTCGGATTATCTGGCAGTGAAAGCGGGCACCGCTACAGTTTCAGCAAAAGAATAAAGAAGGTGATTGAGGATGGAGAAAAAACTAATTAATGAGATAATTACAGATTTGACAGATGAATTATCGAAAGATAAAAATTTTGATGAAGACGCTTTATCCTCAAAGGTCAAGAATGCTGTTCGAGAAATCCGTAGGGACCGGAATTATCCGGTATCCTACGGAGAAGAGCAGATTATGAATGATTTAAATAATTATTATTCCAATATACGTGAACTTGCTTTGTACGATTATAACCAGATTGGTGCAGAAGGGCAGCTTGCTCATTCAGAAAATGGGACTAGCCGTACATGGAAAAACCGCATAGATTGTAAAAATGGTGTGGTAGCGTTTTGCAGATAGCTGGCGTTCCAGCGATTCCATTTTCTCAGGTTTGAACGGTATACTTTATTGACTAATCAATGAAAGTATTGATAGAAGATTGTGCGTGGAGAAGTCCGCAGGGTGACACTCATTAGGCGGTGGTGGGCAGAGTGATCAAGGCGTAGTGATTATTTGGAGGATATGAGATCATGCGTTCATTGGAAAAAAATAAGTGTACTCTTTATTATGCTTTATATAAAGAAAAGAAAGAAATAGTCGACGAAAATGGAGATTTTACCGGGGAAAACACTGTTTATTACAGCTCCCCAGTAGTTTTCTATGCTAATTTATCTGCAGGGAAAGGCTCTGCACAGGCAGATATATTCGGAGTAAATGTTGATTTTACTAGAACAATATCAACAACAGAACTGTCACTACCTATAACGGAAACATCGTTAGTCTGGTATGAAACTAAACCTAAAATATTAGAAGATGGCAGGGCAGATCCTGAAAGTGCGGATTATAAAGTTGCAGCTCCGCCGGCGGCAGGTTTGAATGAATTGATAATTGCATTAAAAGCGAGGGCAAAGAATGTCTAAGAGATTCAGGACTGGTTTGTCTGGTAGCGGATTCAGAAGGATAGCCAGAGAAATCCACCAGTATAGAAATGATCTGACAGATAAGTGCTATGATTTTGCTGAAAGAATGGCAGAAGAGGGCGTATCACTGGCAAAATTGAAGGTATCCGGATATGATGCAATTGAAACAGGAGAGTTACTCAACAGTTTAAATATGGAACCGGGAGACGTTGCCTCAAATGGCGCGTCTTTTGTTATTTATACCGGTTGTGAATGGGCACCTTTCGTAGAGTTTGGCGTTGGGATTGTAGGAAGTGAAAATCCTCATCCAGATACAGGACTAGCAAACTGGAAATATGACGTTAACAACCATGGAGAATCTGGATGGTTTTATTATAAAGACGGAGTGTGGCATTGGACAAAAGGTATGATTTCTCGTCCATTTATGTATGAAACCGGGCAGGAGTTAGCAGATAAGGTTGTTAAAATTGCACGTGAGGTATTTGGTAATGATTGACGTATCGAATAGAGTTCTTTCTAACATAAAGCAAACAATTTCTGCATCCTGCAAGAATGTTGTGAATGATAGTTCAGTAACTCCGGCAGGATTTCCGGCGGTGTCAGTAGAGCAGATTGATAATCCGGATGTGGCAGTGGATTTGGAAAACAGTGAGAATGCAGTGAGGTCCATAATTGAGATTAGATCATATTCTAACAAATCATTGTTTGAAAGCAAATCACTTATAAATAAATGCAGTGATGCAATGAGACTTATGGGGTATGAAAGAGATTATGGTCCGAAGAAAGTAGACAATGTGAGTGATAAGAATATCTTCCGCATGGTGGCAAGATTCAAAAGAATTGTGTCGTCTGTGGAGGATATAGATAAATTTGATAATTAAATGATTTCGAGCGCCATTGAGCGCCTTTTTTTATTGGAGGTAGTGTAAATGGCAGGTGGAAGAAGTACCATTAATACAGTATTAAAATGTGGTGATGCAAAAGAAAGTCTTGCGAAGTTATGTAAAATCAAGACATATCCACAGTTAGGTGGAGAACCGGAGCAGCTTGAGACAACTGATATGGAAGATACCATGCAGACATTTGTGCCGGGTGTTCAGCAGGTCGAATCCATGCAGTTTACAGCAAACTATGAAAAGAACACCTATGAAACAGTAAAAGCGGCAGCTGATAAGGAAAAGTTCTATCAGTTAGAATTTGGTGAGGCAGGTGTTGATGGAATATTCAGCTGGAAGGGGCAGCATAGCGTATTTGTGAATGAAGGTGAAGTAAATGGCGTACGTGAGATGACGATCACTATTACACCATCCACTGTTATTTCACCTAATGCAGTAGAGTAGAAGATTTTAGGGGCGGGATAACCGCTCCTATTTTTTGTGAAAAGGAGAGCACATAGATGGATATTAAAATAAATAACAAGAAATATAGAGTCCCGGAATTAGTATTTGAGCATTTTACGAAAATGGAAGAGCAGGGATTTTCTGTTACGGAGGCTTTTGAAAAAAAACAGTACATGCTGATTGCCATGGGATTTGTTTGTGTAATTACAGGGCTTGACAGGGAAGAAGCAGAAGAATTAATTACGCAGCATGTGTACGGTGGGGGAAATTTAATTGATATTGTTAATACCTTCTCGGAGGCAGCTGGTGAGTCGGATTTTTTCCGAAAGATGCTGAATATTCAGCAGACGGAGGAAACACGGAAAGTATCAATGGAGGAAAAGGTTCCGGCGGAAAAAGAAACAAAGTAAAAAGCTACACGGATTGCATATATGAAGTATGGCTTCCAGCAGCAATAAGATATGGGATCCCATATGAAGCTTTCTGGAGGATGAACCCAAAACGCTTAAAGCATTTTCAAGACGATTATAACCAAAAGATGCAGGCTGAGGCTGATAAAATGGATTATTCCTGTTGGTTAATGGGGCAATATTTGGTCTGTGCAATTCAAAAAGCATTAGATCCCAAAAAAGCGAAATATCCAAATCAGCCATTTGGAATGCGATCTTTTGATGAAGATGAAGATGAAGATAGCGATATTTCGGCAATTAGATTCGCTGAATTTGTAGATGTTTTTAATAAAGCATTTGAGAAAAAGTAGAGTGCCATGAGCGCCATGATGAAAGGTGGTGGCGTAAGTGGGAAATGAGATCGATAGGCTGGAAATTGTCGTTGAGGCTGAGGCCAGTAAAGCGAATCGTAATCTGGCCAAAATGGAGAAACGCATAACCAATATTGCAAACGCCTTGGATAAACTTGGCGCATTATCCGGTGCTTTGGGCAATGTTGGAAATGTTGACTTTGGAGAATATGAAAAAGCATCTAAAAACATAGATGAACTACTTGGAAAATCCAAGAAATCCCACAATACGGATGCTACACCTAGGATTAATAAAGCAGATATTAAATATGCAGCTAAGACCGCTGAAGAGCTTCAAAAGAAATTTAAAGATGTTGGAAAAAACATTGACTTCTCAGGGATGAATAGCACTGAATTGCGGAAGCAGATAAAGTCGATGGAATCTGCGCTTGATAGAATGTATGGTAACCAGGAGAAAAGACAGGCCATTGAAGGTGAGAAAATTCCGGGTAAGTCTTGGGTGAGTCAACAATATGATATTGCCAAAGTAAGCAATCAGTTGGAGATAGCTCGAGAAGCATTGAAAAAATATAATTCCGAAGCGGCAAAGATGAATAAATTTACTATTGATAGGAATAATTCCGTTTCGTCGCTGGAAGATGTGCCAAAAGTTTCGAAGATAAATCCCAGTTCTATGAATTATGACCCAGATGCTATGAGAATGGTATTTGGCGAAGGCTCTGAAGAAATTCGTAATTTTAACGATTTAATGAGGAGATTTGGAGGGACTGCACAATCAGCAGGTAATGCTATTAATGATTTCGAAGGATCAATGGACTCTGCAAAAATCAACACATATGAGGCGCAGATAAAGCGTCTCAAAAAAGAACTTGCGGATCTGTCAAATCAAGGTTATACACAACATGATCCTGAATATGATGCTATTGCACGGGAATTACAGGAAGTAACATATGCGAAAAGGAATTATGAGAAGGAATTAAGATCGTCTATTAAAGCTGAAAATGATTCAAATGCATCAACTAAAAATACTGCAGCAGGTTTAAAAACTTTAAAAGGAGTTTTGGCTGATGTTTCGAAAATCTTTTCAACTATAGGGAATGGAGCAAAAAAAGCGGCGAAAGGCATTAAATTTTTTGTAAACGGTTGCAGGACCTTGATTAAAGGCCTGGCGGCTCCCATTGCAACTCTTAAAAAGTTTAAGAATGCATTGCTTGGCGTACAAAAGCAGTCAGGGAGAAAATTTGGTGTTCCTCAGATGATAGGAATGTCAATTTTGTATTCCACTGTATTTGGCATGATATCTGGGATCAAACAGGCCATAGCAGATGGAACAAATAATTTAGTGCAATACAGTAGTGAATATAATAAAAGTATTTCTTCTATTGTGTCAGCACTTTTGTATTTGAAAAATGCATGGGCTGCGGCGTTTGCACCGATTGTTAATGTAGTGGGTCCTTATATTCAATCTTTCATTAATATGATTGCCTCGGCTTTAAATGCTGTAGGTAAGTTCATGGCAGCATTGACAGGAAAAGGGTTTGTTGTTCAGGCCAAAAAGGTGTTCCAGGATTATGGTGCATCTCTAGATAAAACCTCCGGTGGTCTCGATGATGCAAATAAATCAGCCAAAGAGTTGCAGCGGACTATTTTGGGATTTGATGAATTGAATGTATTAAATGCACCTAACAATGACTCGGGAAACAGTGGTTCTGGCGGAGGAGGCGGAATTGAGTTATCTCCAAGCGATATGTTCGAAACTGTTCCGGTTACCGGTGCAGTAGCTGATTTTGCAAAAAGATTAAGAGAAGCGTTCCTGAAAGAAGATTGGGAAGGTTTGGGCGATCTTATAGCAGAAGGACTTAATAAAGGATTGCGGAAGATTTATGATGCGATAAATTGGAACAATGTTGGGTCTCAAATTACAAAATTTGCAGATGGTTTCACACGGACTTTTAATAGAGTTATTGAGAACCGCGGCCTGTGGGATACGCTTGGAAGGACTATAGGAACAGGCATAAATACTGCTGTAAAAACAGCAAATTTATTTATTGGGGATGGCGGTATCAATTTCAAAGCAATTGGAACCGGTATTTCAACAGGGCTACGTGGCGCCATAAATGAAATACCATGGACTGAACTTGGTAATCTTTTGGGGAATTGGTTCATGATTTCATGGAAGATATTGAATGGCTTTGTTACCGATATGTCCAGGAAAAATGATTTAGGGCTGACCGGATGGGCAGAACTAGGAAAAGGACTCGGAAGAGCCTTAAAGGGTCTATTTGAAAAGATAGACTTTGATACTATAGCAGATACATTCGTTAAAGGATTCAATGGAATCTTTGAGGTTCTGAAGAACTTTAATGCTGAGAAACCGTTTGAAGGTTTAGGAAAAAAGATTTCAGATGGTTTAAATAAGATTATCAGAGGAATAGATCCAGGTGAAGCCGGAAAAGCAATTAGCGATTTTGTAACGGGTGTTCTTGGAGTATTCGTTGATGTAGCAGAACAAACTGATTGGGAAATGTTCGGTAGGAAGTTGGGAGAGCTTCTGTCAAATATTGATTGGAAAACTATTTTAGGACAAGTATTTACAATTATTTCTGAGGTTTTAGGGGGGCTTATAGAAGGTCTTTCTCAGACAACGGGAGGCAAAGTTGCACTTTTTATGGCAGGATTAGCTGTTGCATTTAAAGGGGCATCAGTACTGGCTTCCATAGGCGAGTTTGTCGGTAAGGTGAAAACTGGCTATGGAGCATTGGGCAGTATTTTTGGAAAAACCGCCTCTTCTGCTGCAAGTTCAGCATCTGGCGTGGGAGCTGCAGCAAGTACTGCTGGTGGTTCGATAGATCTTTTTGGCGGGAAGATTACTGGTTTAGGTGGGAAATTTCTAACGTCTGTAGCTTTTACGGAAGCGTTTAGGATGGGAATACAAACGCTTAATGATACAGCAAAGTCATCGGATTATACCGCACTACTAAATTCGTTAAGTCTGTTGAAAGAAGAAGGATCAATTACAAATGATCAATTCAACGATTTGTATAAAACTTTGACTACTGCCGAAACAAAAAGAGTACCATTTACTGATGCAATGGTCTATGTTCGGGATGAATTGGATAAGGCTGGTGTATCTTCAGAAGATTTTGCAGATAAGCTATCACAATCTTTAGACAAGTTAGGAACAGATGCACCGAAAAAAGCTAAAATCGCCGCACTAAGCACTGGGGATGGTTATAAAGAAGGGCTTGAACAAAGTAGAAGTAAAGTTGAAGCTGCAACGCAAGGAATTGGTCAGAAGATAATTGATGTATTTAAAAATATTCTTGGCATTCATTCTCCGTCTACGGTTTTTCGATCATTTGGGATCAATACTATTGACGGATTTAATGACGGATTTACGAGCAAAAGTTCAAGTGCAGAACAAAATGTTCGTTCATTGGGTGAAAACATCAAAAAGTCGATGAGTGGAACATTGAAAGGGCTATCCGAAGATACGAGTGAGGCAATTTCAGGAATACGTGACAAGTTCAGGCAAGCGGAGGGGAACGCTTCGTCGAGTGCGTCCAGTATCCTCAGGTCTTTCTCAAACCTACATATACCGCTACCTCATTTAAGTGTATCTTTTAGTAGCCTCAAAGTCGGAAATACCAGCATTCCAATACCGAGTTTCAGGGTGAATTGGTATGCGAAGGGAGGATTCCCAAATACAGGAGAACTATTTGTGGCGAATGAAAAAGGCCCAGAAATGCTCGGTAAGATGGGAAACAAAAATACTGTTGCAAATAACAGACAGATTACAGACGGTATTGCTGCAGCAGTTGGACCCGCTGTGTATAATGCTGTGACAAGTGCGTTATCATCATCTGGAAACGGACAGGGTGGTGACTTGTATTTAACATTGGAAATAGGTGGAGAGAAGTTAGTTAAGAAAATCGTAAAAGATTATAACAATATGAAACAATCTGACCCAAAGTTCGGATTCATATACTAAATCCCAAAGTATTATGAAAACTCTCATAATGAAAATTGATTTTGTTATGACTATGTGTACCAGTTCTACGGAGATTCCGATGATATGGACTCTATCGCTTACATAGGCCTTATAATATTGGGAGTGGCTTTTTAGCTGCTCCTTTTTCTTTTAAGTTTCGCTATGGCTTGGTATAATATTCTCATAGTTTGAATTTAAGGAGAAGAAGCCATGCAAATGATTGAGTTGAAATATTATATGGATTTGCTTCCTGAGTGCAATATATTTAGAGAAGATGGTATGGTAGAGTTGTTTTTTCATGATATGGAGACGAAGGCTTATTATATTGCCAGAGAATTTGCGAATTCAGCAGATGAAAGTTATATGGCTCAAAACGCTTTTCTGGATGATGATACAAAAAACTATGTTGTTAAATTCAATCAAAATCGGTTGGAAGACATTGCATTTATGCAATATTTATTTAATAGTTCAAATAATATGTTTTCAGGGTATGCGGTAAAGAGAATTCCTATTGAAGACTTCTATTTAGGTATGGAAATAACTCCTCCAGCAAGATGCTTTGGAAACATTGAACAAAAAACTAAAGAACCATTATTGGGGTTAAATAAATTCATTTCTGAAGAAAAGGTGATGTATCATAGGGAACTATTAAGAAAAATTTATGAGTGGTCTGACGAAGAGGTGAATTATTATTCCATTCCTAGAAGTATTCCTCATAAAGATAAAATATCGCTAACTCAAACCGTGGCAGTTGAAAGATTTTTAAATCAAAATTATATTCCATATAAAATGCGATATGAGGATTTTCCAGAGTACAGTAAATTAAAAAAGAGAGATTCTCAATTTATAATGAAAGCAAGACAGAAGGATAATCAAAAATTTTATGAAATGCTTTCAGACTTTAAAAAGAAATATAATGATATTTATCATGACTTGGTCGATAAGGGAACTGTAAGTCCTAAGTGGAAGTCGGAATATGAATTGTTTAAACTAATCAGGGCGTTCTTCCCGGATGCAGTTTTTCAATACAGATCAGAATGGTTAGGAAATCAGTCTATTGATGTATTCATACCAAGCAAAAGAATCGGAATTGAATATCAAGGAATACAACATTATGAAGCAATAAATCATTTTGGTGGTATAGAATCATACGAAAATAGAAAAAAACTTGATTCGAAAAAGAAGAGCTTATGTGAAAAAAATGGAGTTATTCTTGTTGAATGGAAATATGATGAACCAATAAATGAAGTTGTTTTGAAAATAAAAATAAACTCTTGGAGTTAATTTGTATATACAGTTACGGCAATAGATGTAAGGGACATTTACCATTATGGTAGGTGTTCTTTTTATATATAAGAAAGTGTGGTGAAGATATGACACAGCCTCTTATCATAGGTGGCATTACAATGCCATCGCTTAAAAAAGGCGGATTAACTATTACAAAGGAAAAAGTATGGTCCGGAAACACTGGAAGAGCAGCAGATGGGAATGTCATAGGCGACTTGGTTGCAATAAAATATAAATTGCAGTGCGAATGGCCTCCATTAAGCAGGGCAGATACAGCGAAAATCGATCAAGCTGTGTCTCCTGCTTTTTTTAATGTAACGTTTTTGGATCCAGGAAGTAATACCCGTATTACGAGGACGTTCTATGCGGGCACGCCCACATATCCAGTTTACACTTATGTGAATGGCAACGGGATTACTTATAACGGGGTAAAAGTAGATTTGGTAGAGAAATAGGAGGACGAAATGTTAAAGACAAGCAAAACTATTAACCTGTCAGGAAATAGCATTATTAATGATAAACAAGTAGTCTACATGCAGGCAAATATATCTACGGATGGGGGCACAACCAGCCATTCCAGTAGCATACAGGATAAAGTACTGTACGAGGCAAATAAGGTTGAATGCCGGAAAGATTTGTCTGATTTCGATCAGCTGGTATATGAAATAGAAGATTCTATTCATACGGGGGGAGTGCAGTAATGAAGATTAAAAACAGTCAAATAGTTAATTTCATAAATGGGATAATGAATCTTAAAGAGAAAAAACTTCCAATCAAACTGGGGTATGCGATTACGCGTAACATTAAAATCATGGATCCAGTAGCAACATCCTATGAGGAGGAGCGGCAAAAGATACTCGAAAAATATGCTGAGAAGGATGACTCAGGAAAATTCAGAGTAGATGATGGATCATATATCATTGCGGATATTGTGGCATATGAGCGGGAAATGAATGAACTGTTGGCAATTGAAAATGAGATGCAGCTTCATACGGTTACGTTTGATGAGATTGAGAAGTGCGATTTGGAACAGTTTGACGCGTTGTCAGTTCAGGATATCACATTATTGGATCTGATGATGGAGTAGTATCGGGGGTGAGATAATGTATCAATCCTCAGCGGCGTTTACGGAATTGGTACAGAAAGATTCCCGGACGTTTAAAAGCAAATTAATTATCGGTGAAAATGAAATTGAATCAGGCATTAAAAGTATTATATTAAAAGGGGGTTCCAATAGTGGAACCTCTTTTATTATTGGGAGTTGCATCAGTCAGTACATAGAAGTAGAAATGGAAAAGCCATCCATATTCATAGAAAATGAAGAGATTGAATGGCGCATAGGAGCTGATATTTCTGCAACGGTGGAAGAATATATCCCTATGGGAATTTTCACTGCGCAGAAGCCTGAAGCCGATGAAGATATGGTTAAGTTCACGGCGTTCGACCGAATGATGAAAACAGAAAGGGCGTACTTTTCTTCTCTGCCTGTATCCACAACAACTGTGGCCGTACTAAAAGAAATGTCTACGTTTCTTAGCATTCCCATAGTAACTGCAGGACTGTCAGCAATAACGATTAAGAGGCCGGACGGATATACTTGCCGCGAGGTGCTATCCTACATATCGCAGATGTATGCCGGGTTTGCTATATGCAACCGACAGGGGCAGATTGAGATTAAGTCCTATATTAATTCATCCCTTCAAGTACTCCCGGGAAAGTATTGGGACAGTTTTGTTCACAATGATTTTCCATACACATTCCAGAAAATCGTATGTCATACTGGAAAAGACACAGAAGGAAACACCATATCTATCAGCGCAGGTAGTGGCAATCGGGAGATGACAATCTCCAATCCGCTGATGACCCAAAGCATCTTAGACAGCGTGGCTACTAAACTAAAAGGCTTCTCTTATATGGCTGGAAACTTAAAGTTTTTGGGAGATCCGCGCATAGATCCGTGGGATATTGTCGGTGTCAGGGGTCAGGACGGGACAGACTACAGCGTTCCGGTAATGAGCATAACCCAGGACTTTGACGGCGGTCTGTCAACGACCATTGAATCTGTCGCTGAATCCGAAGCGGAAGAGCAACAAGGATTTAAGGGTCCTGTAACGCAGGCAATAGAGCGCTATGCCGTACAGCTTGCCTTAGTAGATCATGCAATAGTCAATAAAATAGACGCTAACGTTGCCAACATCACCTATGCAAAGATCATAGATCTGGAAGCAATTAACGCGAAACTTAAAAAAATTGAAACAGAAGAGCTGACGGCAATAAATGCAAAGATAAATACCGCAAATATCAACCTTGGAAACATTGAAAACTTACTATCGGGGAATGCAGGGGTGGGTGACCTGACCAATATACACCTAACCTCCCAAAACGCGGTGATCGAAAGTGCGCTGATTAAAAGCGCTGTGATCCAGTCGGTGACTGTAAATGATCTTCTGGCAGGCACGATCTACACAAACAAATTCCAAATATGGTCTGACACTGCAGGTGGGATGAAGATATTCGGGGCCACTCAGCAGTGGATGGATAAAGATGGAAGGATAAGGATGCAGGCGGGTCTTGATTCCACCGGTGCATTTAATTACTATATCGTGGATGCCACAGGGAACACGATGTTTGATGCCCTTAACGGCGTGTCTGCCGCAGGAATTAAGGCACCGATAATCAAAGATAGCATGGTGGCGGATGACGCCAGTATTAGCGGCTATAAGGTCAATGTACAGACGCTAGTGCAAAATATCAATGGCAGCGATGTGCAGATCCAGGGAAGCAAAGTCATTGTGGATGGGACGGGCCAGACAGTATCTGCTAAGTTTGACACAATGCAGGAGGAGATCGATGGCGTGGCATCTTCCTCCGGGGGCTATACACTGCAGACTTATGTAGAGGGCGGGCATACCGGAGACGGGGAAACAGCAACGATCCACGCCAGGCTATATGCGAGTAACAAAGAGGTAACAGAGACATTCGGCCCGGAGCACTATGTCTGGAGCCGGCTGTCTGAGGATGATTCGGGGGACGACGCATGGAATGGACAAAGGATTACCGGATATTCAATACAGCTTTCCGGAACGGATGTGACTATGATGGCAAATTTCGAATGTAAATTTTTGATCTGGGATGAGTTTGAGATCATGACAAGAGACGGATTCGGCCTGCAGACGAAGGCTGGAGAACAATTAATTGCAAAATGTATCTAAAAAGGAGATATAAAATATGAGTGTAAAAGCAGTACAGGCCACCATAAATGGCCAAAGTTACAATCTGACGTTAAACAGCAGCACGGGCAAGTGGGAAGCCACGATAACAGCTCCTGCTACATCGTCATACAAGCAGTCGGGGCACTACTACGGCGTATCATTAAGGGCAACTGATAACGCTGGCAATGCAGTGACAAAGAATGCCACCGACGCTACGCTGGGTAGCAGTTTAAGACTTGTTGTCAAAGAGAAGGTTGCACCTGTGATCGCAATCACGGCACCTTCTGCAAACGCCCTGATCATAAATAATAAGCCAGCAATTAGCTGGACTGTAACCGACAATGATTCGGGAGTTAATCCGGACACAATTAAACTCACGATAGATTCTGGGGCTGCAATCACCGGAAGCAGCATCACCAAAGAAGCCATTACCAATGGCTACAGATGTACATATACGCCTACAACTGCACTTTCTGACGGCAGCCATACAATTAAAGTGGACGCATCAGATTACGATGGAAATGCAGCGACTCAGAAGAGTAGCACATTTAAGATTGACACTGTCCCACCAGTCCTGTCTGTAACTGCCCCGACTAACGGGCTTGAAACAAATCAAGCAAAAGTAACAGTTACAGGAACCACTAATGATGTTACAAGCAGTCCTGTTACCCTTACCATCAAACTTAATTCCGGCGCGGCAGAAGCTGTTACAGTTGCGTCTGACGGAAAATTCAGTAAAGAACTCACACTTACTTCCGGAACTAATACCATTACAATTGTAGCCACGGACGGGGCTGGGAAGAGCACAACTGTGACGAGGACTGTGAAACTAGATACAGCGGCTCCTGTGATTTCTGCGGTAACCTTAACCCCGAACCCGGTTGACGCTGGAAAGACATTTGTAATTTCAGTTACGGTTACTGACTAAGGCGGGTGCGCCTATGGTCGATAGAGTTATAGGGAAAGCCAATGATTTCGAACTGATATTTGAACTTAAGGAGGGGGACTGCTGGGATGCGGTTACCCCTCCAAACATTTATGGAGAGTATCCGGTAGAGCTGTGGGCATACGATACGGCCGGTAATGTCTCATATATGGCCACCATGTTGTATATCGTGAGTGATCATACTCTGCAGGCTTATCTGATACCAATTGAGTACGCAGGGATTTTAGACAGCCAGGAGCTAATTGCCTTACTTGACCAATATGGTTTAGAGGCCGTATTAGCAGAGCTGAAAATTTTACAGGGAGGTGTAGGGGATTGCAAAAGGTTAGCTTTGACTTTGGAGAAAAAAGACATGTGAGAACTACCGTAAAAATTATTTCCGGTGAAGACCTACCGTTTCTGATCCGCACCGCCAAATGGGAACTTATTGACGAATCAGAAATTATCGAAGATTCTGGTGAGTGCATAATTGATGAGCATGAGCTTGATGCGTACATATCTCCACAGAAAATAGAATCCTACACACTTCGATTTATATACGAGGTCGCGGATGAGATCTGGGTTGACAAAATAAGGGTGGTGGTTTCCTGATGGCACCAAACATTGTGATAAGCGCTGTTAAGATTACACCATCTACGGTAACTACAGGGGAGAAATTCGTGATCAGCGTAACAATAGTACCGGAACAGTTTAGGATCGCTACCAAAGCCGGGGAGACAATACTTGACAAAGCCGGGAATGAATTGATATGCAAGGAGGAATAATATGGCAACAAAAAAACTGCAGGATTTAACTGCATCAACAAGTCCAGGCGATGCAGATATCATGCTGATAGAAGATACAACAGCAACGAAGAAAATAACATTTCTAAACCTATTTAATCGGATCAAAACGAAATTAGGACTGGCAACGGTGGCCACAAGCGGAAAGGCATCTGATTTAACCGGGCTTTCAACTGTTGCGACAAGTGGAAAATTAGCAGACACTACCAAGGATGCAAGTAACCGTACAATTACGGACGCAGAAAGAACAAAATGGAACGGGTACGGATCCTCTATTGATTCACTAAATAGCAATTGGGAAAAATTAGGTGGCTTAAGATTTGACCATCAATTCATCGCTTCAGTTACAGCAGAATACTCTGCTGATAATGTACTGTCGTTTGCCGGATCCCAGTTGTATCCAGGGAATTTTACCAACTGTGCATTCTTGGCTGTGCTTAATTCCACAGCTTCCACCGGGAAGCAGAGTGTATACCTGATAATAATGGGCGCCGCCGATGCCGCACCGGTACTTATTAAGATAGACGGCGGATCAGAAGCGTTATACCCTAAACTCGCAAAGACATCCAGCAACAGAGTATATGCTGTCTGGAGTACGGCTGCAACTGCCGGCATACATACCAGCCTCTTTAAGCTGTATTAGATATCGGATTATAATCATTTCATAATGTAGCATTCGGAGACGTTGACTCCGGTCGTAGTAGATAGGTCTGCCCCAAATGGTGTAATAGTTATCTCTGCATTTTCCGCTGACATCTGGAAGACAAAACCCGCTGTCGAAGATATGTTGACCCTTCGATAAAGACCGTATCGGGGCGTTTCAGAAGATGGCTGAAAGAGCTTATATTCCTGACCTTGCTTCATAGCGACTTTAGGGTAACCGGATATTCTTACCCATGCAATCTCCCCATACGATGTAACCTGCATGTTTAAGTACGCTCCCTCAATCGTCCGAGTTTTTACAGTCAAATTGCTATTTAGTTGATTTATATGTAAACGCAAATAAGGTCCCAAATAAAAAAAAGAAAGAAGGTGATATGATGTCCTTAATTTTGGCGTCCCGCGCAACAGTCTATGACAGATACGCTATCTCCCGAAAGTTCACGGCCCAGGAGACCGCTATTAATATGGTCCAGGGAAATATTGCTCTGCTTGTATCCGCATCCGAGATAGAAGAACTTAAGAACGGCGATAAGACAATGTACAGTAAATTGTCGGCTGTCGAAATGGATCTGAACTCAATAAATTTGGCAGTATCATCCTCGGAGTACAAAGACATCAATGGTGTGCTCAGTGCAATAACCCAGGCCAAATCATCGATAGAACTTAATTCGAAAGAGATTGAATTAAAAGTCAGTAAAGACAGTTTGATCTCTACCATAAATCAATCCGCAGAAGCCGTAAGTATTGAGGCAAATAAGATAAACCTAAATGGTGTTGTGACCGCAAACGAAAACTTCAAGATCCTTCAAGACGGCAGTATGGAGGCTAAAAACGGATTGTTTAGAGGCGATATTCAAATAGAAGTTGCTAATAGGTTCGAAAGAGGTGTACGCATACATAATAAGATTACTGGAGAGAGTGGGACACTACAGGCAGGCCATTTAGGCGTAGGCGGTATGACATCTAATGGAAGTGTAATGTATGTAGACATATTTGGAGGTGATGACTCTGCCCCCGAATACGGAGCGCCATTTATTTTATTGTACCATGACGGCGTTAAAGCAACGATATACCCGGATTATTTGAATATAAAAGATGGGGATATACGATGTAGGGAACTTAATGTGGCGGGGAAAATATACTGTGGGGGGCTCAGCGCAAATGATGCTATGCTGGGCGGTACTACACGCCAAAATGGAGATATGTACATAGTCGGAAACCTATATGTAAACGGCAAACAAATTAATTAAGGAGTTTTAATGGAGATTAGGGCAGGGCCAGAAGGCCTAATTTTTATGCAAAATATTGGAGGGAAATGTTATGGATTTAGAGCATGAGAAAAGACTAACCTCCGTTGAGGAAAGGTCTAAAAGCAATACACACCGTCTGGACAAACTGGAACCGATAATTGAAGAAATCCATAACATGTCCGCTGCGCTTGTAGAAATGACTGCAGAATTGAAGCATACGAACAAAAGCGTAGAAGAAATAAAGGATAAGGTAGAAGATATCGAAAAAGAGCCTGCCAGAAAATGGAAAGATAGTACAAAGGCTCTGTTTAATGCATTTCTAGGTGCAATAGGCACAGCTGTAGCAGGTGGGATGATTTACTTATTAACAAATATGAAATAGGAGGATACTGAATATGAAAAACAGAGATTGGATTGAATGGGCGAAGAAGGCCGGTATCAGGGCAGTTAAGACCGTGTCGCAGACGTTTGTGGCCACGATAGGGACCGCGGCGGTGCTACAGGAGGTTAACTGGATTATGGTGCTGTCTGCATCTGCGCTTGCGGGGATATTGTCCTTGGCAACGTCGGTAGCAGGTTTGCCGGAACTTAATAATCAGGATCCAGAGGGCAAGTAACATCGTCCTCTTTTTGTTGCAGGAAAGGAGATATCTGTAATGGGTGAAGAAATTTACGAACCGAAGGAAATTACAAAGGAAGAAGTTGGTGAGACAACTATAGGGGTGTTGTTACAAGTATACAAGGAGGAAGAATAATGAGTATATGCGGCGGCATTGCCGGAAGACGGGGACACAGCCCCAAAGGCATATTCATACATAACGATGCAGGCGGGCAATTTCTTGATGCAAACTATTGGGCAAACGCCTTGGCAGGTGGCGAGCATAGCTTAGGTAATGGTTTCGCGCATTATTATGTTGACCAGAATACGATCCGGCAAGTAGAAGATGATGTTAATTGCGCTTGGCATTGCGGACAGGAAGACAGCAATATGAATTATCTGTCTATGGAGATCTGCCAGAGCATGGGATTGAAAGATACGTTTCTTGCAAATGAAGAACGAGGGCTACAGCTTGCAGCGGAATTATGCAAGAAATACGGCATTACGCCGAATGAAAGTACAATCAGGCTGCATCAGGAAGTGTTTGCGACGGCTTGCCCTCATAGATCTGTAGAATTGCATGGCGGGCCGAAAGCATGTAAGGAATATTTTATTAGACGAATTAAGGAACTTATGAACAATGTGAATGAGACTCAGAAACAAGGGGCGAATGGAAGGAGAGAAGTAACTATGATGTGTTTATATACAATTGATGGAAAAGGGCCGGTAATCTTTTTTGACGGGAAGGAATTTCACCCTCTTAGCCATCCTGATGAGGTGACGATTCTTAATAAGATATACAAAGACAATAATGGGAAGGACTTGCCATGCTATTCATGGAGTAGTAAGGCTCCGTGGTATGCTAGGCTGCAGGCGGCGGTTAAGAGAACACAGAAATAATATATTAGCCCGGGTCCATCAGGATTCCGGGCTTGTAAAAAATAGAGTCGACAAGGATTCTCTTTAGAAATTTAGTTTTGGAAGTATTTCTTCTAAATTTATATATCTTTTGACAATAGTCAATCTATTATCTTGAGAAGCGTACATTTTTTTAATATCTAGAATTTTAATTCCTGTTATTTCATCCGTAATTAAATCTCTAAATACAACAATGTTATCCGGATCCTCATCTCCATATGAGTTGTGTTGATTAGAAAAGGTGCAATTTAGAATATCGCATTCAGGGTCATATGATACCTTACTTAGGTCTTGTGTATATAACATCCGATATCCCTCCCTTTTCAGATTTTTGAGGAAAAGCAGTCACTACTTTTTTAGATTTACTCCCCACAGTTTCTGTAACTACTTTTGTTGTTAAAGTTTTACTATACGTGGAATTAGCACCCTTTTTAAAATAAACGGTGCGATTCTCATTTTGACTACTGACGTATATGGTGTCGGGATCTCTTAAAGTATCTGCGACAGCTATTTCATTCCCTTTCATTATAGTATGCTCACTATCGTTTAAAATATGATGATTCCATCTTTCTTCTGTGCATACAATAGTATTTCCAAGTGGATCTTCAGTTTTAATAGAATATGTTTTAGACATATCATTTTCCTAATCTTCTTGTTTTCCGTTATCAATATCGCTAACCATACCCTTTAACTCAGTAGCATTGTCATTTAATATTTTACGAATATTAATCAAGAGTTCTGGACTCATAAGTATATCTGCTACTATTTTATTACCTTCCATTTTTCCATTAACATCCATATCCTCCATTAAAAAGCGTAATCTAGAATATGTACTTCCAAACGTTATTGTTACTCCACTTGCAAATACCGACTTTATATCTTCCATATTTTACCTCCAAGAACTTTTTTTCTTAATCATACACCAGTAAAGATATTTATGCAATAAATCGTCTTGCCTTTTTGTTAAAACTTGTTTATTATTATATACTTATATGTAAGTATGGTTACTTTGTTTTATTGTTGGGCTAAATAGCAATTTGCAGTCAACAAATGACCTGATCTGGGATACTGGGTATGTACCCCAGCCGTATTACTTTGGCGTTCCGGTTGGCGAGGCAGCTCTTGTTATTACATCAGACGGAGCAATGTGGTATGTCGCATCATTGTCATCGTCATTTAATATCATAAAGATGAATGACATAACAACAACACATACTGTTACCGGAAATGCCAGCGATAGAGTCATTACCGTTAGGTCAAGCACTGCCGGAAACATACGGCTCACCCGAATACATTTAAAGCCGCGCTATAAATGATAATTATACTTTTGCAATAAAGGTCTCATTGATATTAACGCCCACACCTGTTGCGATATCTGCCGTAGGCGTGTAGGTTACCTTGCCATCCACGTCTATAGATATCCTAAATAAACGGCTTGTTGTACCGCCGCCTAAAACATATTTTATGATTTTATACGATGGTCGATATGTGGCCGGAAGCGTGCCGATGACAAATTCTGCATTAGCTGGCACGTCCTTCAAAATCAATCCGGCGCATTGCAACTGTAACAC